CCTCTTCCCCCTATATATTCCCTCATTGCCTCCCCCCCTGGAAGTCCCATTTCCCCCCAAGTTCCCCCCTTGGGAGGACCAAATCCAGGACCAACGGTAAAAATTCTAGCAACTTTTTCTAAAATAGGATGACGTGACCCGAATTTCATAAGTGTGATATCTAAATCTCGCATAACTTCAACCCACCCTTGAAATCCTTTCACAACCGTAAGTAAAGAAATTAATGGAAGATTTTTTATATGTATCCCAAGGAGACTAAGTTTGGTACCGACATCTACAGCTAATTTCGACATAGGGGCTAATGATCCATGTAAATCAACTGCCGATCTTGTAAACTTTAAAGTTTCATTATTTAACTTTATCATAGCAGGAGTTACGATACTTTGAGATATTTCGCCGAACCTTCTTGTCTCAACACCAAGATCAGAAACGGTTTGTCGATATTCTTTTTGTAGTTTAATATTCTCTTCTGAGAAAAGAGAAGTTCCCCCTCCCTTTGAACGCACAGTCATAGCATCAAATTCTTTATTGGTCAAAGCTAGAACATCAGAAAACTTTGTCCATTCTCTCCCGAGCACTGAGACTGTCCACCGATGTCCCTCTCCCGCTTCTGTTGCTTTTTGATAAGCATTAGATATCTTCTGATATATCTGAAGTTCATCCCCTAAAAGCTCATTCCCCTTTTTAATAACTTGGCCCTTTTTTAGCTTCATAACAATGTCTGAGGCTTCTCCCGCTTTATACATCCTTTGTATATTCTGTATCTCAGCCATAATCTGAACATAATCAGACATCTCCCCGCCAGTTCTTTTAATAATCCCTCCCATTAGTTCAACTTCTTCCCTGGACCTCCCTATTGTTTTAGCCATTTCTTGTATAGAATCATTATACTTGGCGGTAGCTTGACTTGCGGCAATCATGGCAGCACTAGCTTCACGGGAAAACATGGCAAACTTCCCGCCTATCTGGTCTAAGACGGCCATCTGATCGCGTAAATCTCCCGTAATTTCATCAACAATACTACTTGAGTAATTATAAGCTTTTATCCCAAACTCTAAAGTGCTTTTAATGATACCCATTACTTATTCCTTATTCTCTCCGTAATAATCTCTTCAAATGTCTCAACTACAGAATCCGTTAAAAGCATCTTATCTACCAATTTACAGTTCATAGCTAATATTCCCATTCCAAACTTCTTAATGGCCACATATACTCTATGAGAAGGATTAATCATAGATTTAATCCCTCTTCTTTTAATAAATCTTAATCTCTGTTCTATTCTTTTTTCATAGGCAGTGAGCGTTAATCCATGTTCAGCCCCATAAACTTGGCTTACTGCCTTAATAAGTTTTTTTCTTCTGTTTCACTTAAGCCATTTTCATCTTCTATAATTCTATGTAAGCGTACCCCGTGCTTTCCGGGAAGTAACCTAACATTCTCATCATTAATAGGTAATATAGGCTTTTCTGTGTCAATTACGGGATTCCCGTCTTCATTTACCCCTTTAAATGTCCAAGACTTCAATCCAGTTACAACAGTTTTTATTAACCTTAATCCACCATTAACAAAGGGGACTATATTATCTTCCTCATCAAGCCTGTATCCTGTTACCTCTTCAACAATATCCGCACGATCACCAAAAGATATACTCCTTGTCACATACTTAACATCACCAATTTTGTGCTCCATTTCATTCTCCTTCGCTAAATAATTTCTTACGCAACAGTAAAAGTCTGGACCGAATAAGTCGCTCCCATATTTACGAAATCAGGAGTAATCGGCATTTCCTGTGTTCCTCTTTGAAGATTCGTCAATGTAATGGTTATGGTGCTCCCATCACAAGTATTCGTAAAAGTAAGCGTAGCAGACGCAATATACGCTAAACACTCAGCGGCAATATCAAAATTCTCATGTTCAAGAAATCTAAAATTAGCACTAACGACTTGCGGTCCCTCACGAATATACTTAGCACTCCTCTTTGGGTCTATTGAATTGTCAATAAGGGGAACCCAGTCACAATTGTGCGAAATATTAACCGTAAAACCAATAATTTCCTGGGTAGCAAAGTTGCCTCCAGCCGCAGCCCCTTCATACCACATTAAAACATCATTTGTTGACGGGGCATGCGCCCCTCCACCACCGCCATCCTCTGCATACCTTCCCTTCCATGCCAATGTCCCCATTAACTCTCCACCAGCATCAGCACTAAGGGTTAAAGTGTCAATCTTACAGGCATGATGAATCTGACTCCAATCATCTATTCCACCCTCAATGTCGAATGATGTTAGGTGTCCATTTCCATCTCTCTCAGCAAGCGCCAGGATGCCCTCAGTCTGAAGCATGAGGTTCACGGACCCGGTAGCCCTCAACATTCCTTCACGGAGCACTACAGGCTTCCAGTCACCTATTGAGCGAACCTCTCGAACCTCACTTTCGTTCAAGATACCCCCCGAAACCACAATCCCAGTTGTAGCCCTGCCCCCTCCTTCTGCGTTACTATTATGAAAAAATTGGTCTGATCCTAATTTATATGTCACGATATTTTCCTCCTAACTATACTTAAACGCCACATCCACAGTCATCTGCTTTGGGCTTCTCAGTCTCTTCTAACGCAGGAATATTAAGGGTTCCGTTTTCTTTTTTTCCTTCGAGAACCTTAAAGGCCCCACTTTCTTTTTTGAAAAAATGCACAATGCCCTCATCAACAGATACCTTCTTTCCCTTAGGGAATATACCAAAACGACTACTAACCTCTTTATGCGGCCCAATATATATTACGTCAACCATCGCACAGTCTCCTATTACGTATTAAGAAGCCTTCTCTTAACCACAGCATTAATAGTCCCGAATATATAAGATTGTGCCCCCTGTTGTATCATGTCTCCAAAATTAGTTGGTCCAAGTAAAACAATTTTTACTTCATCAGGAGAACAATTTAATCTTCTACGCCTTTTACCGGCATCTGTTTCATCTCCCCTAATCCACGATTCTACCTCATCGGTAATCTCTAAAACCTCATCGTTTACATCTTTTACGCTATCAAGCTTTGTTTCTCCCAATAAAGTCTTCATAGCAGTTGTCATATTCTTAGCGGGTATTGTCTCTACAATATCAATCGTGACAAGGACATCTACATGGGGATTATACCCTATGGTTATATGTTGATCTTCAGGTTTCCCGGCAATGTATACACAGACACAGGGCAACGGTCCACCAGGAATCCACTTACGGTCATAGATAGCCCTTACATAGGCTTCATCATTTGTGGGGTCTAATTTTGGATTAGCCTTTAACATTGTGTAAAAGTTATCACGAATCGTTCTATATCCAACATATTGAGCCATACTATCTTATTTCCTCAACTTTTACTTTTATTTCTTCCTCTTTCTTTTTTACGGCTTTTTTCATTAATTCTTCTGCCTGCAAAGATTCCTTATTATTTTTGACTATAATAGGAATTTTTACAGTACTTCTAAACCCATCAGAATAAAAAACTTTTTGTCCTAACGGGTCTTTTTCAAACTTATTTTCTGCTTCTGATGCTACTTCCTTTGGCAGTCCTTGTAATGATTTAACCAAATCATCTGATATTCTTTTTATCTTATCAAATCTATTTAATAATTTATCATATCCCCTTTTTTCCACCTTTACTTCAAATAATTTAGGCATCTAAAATTCATTTCCAGAGATTAATAGTAAGTGCATAGATATAAATGTTCTACTGAAGTCAGGGGCAGCCGATAAAACACGAAATTCTTTTCCGTAGTAATCTATTAAATGATCTCCTGGTCTTACGTCGTAAGCTGCTACAACTGTTCCCCTATACGCAGCGACTACACTTTCCATCACTCCTCCAGGACCTTGCACCTGTAATGTTTCTGGAGTACTTCTTTGAATAACAACATAAATCTGTCCCTTGTTTACAAATAAGCTCGCATTATCTCTTACGCTGGCCGTAGGATGCCCTAAATATTCATGGCTTGTCCCATCAATAACGAGGTTGGCATTTACATCTTGAGGAAGCTTTGTGCTACTCCTAATTTTCTGATACCAATACGTGGGACGTTTAGTAGCATTATCTCCTAAGCCAAGCTTTATAAAGTCCTCAATCATTGCCCCGATACCTTCTGCTGAAGAAACAGCGGTGGTAACAACTTCAGAGCCAGAAATAGGACTTAATAGCATTCCTAAATGATAATACATTATGGAGCACTCTCTAATCTCATAAATACGGTATCAGTTACGTTCCCTATCGGACTACCACTTTGATTATAAAGACCTTTTCTCTTAAGTTCTGTTGTAGTATCTTTTACATATGTAACAACCTCGTAATATCCAGATACTCCCGTTTCAATCTTCTCATCAGCCTCGGCAATGTTCTTTATGAATATAACATTAGCGGCTACAGCAGCCAATGAAACAGCGGTAGCCAATCCATGACCAGCAGCCAAACTGTATCCCAGTTTATCATTATTAGTGGCAACAATAACTTGCTGAGTTACAGGATTAAAATCATGTAAACCATCTATTAACCCATCGGTTACTGCATGGGCATTAGCAACATCAGTATCCGAGGCTATCGTTCCAACAATATTTATATTATCAAGATACCCAGCCCTGGCATTAGTCCATTGCGCAGTAGATAATGCTGTAATAGCTAAGGCAGCATTGTCAGTTCCCCTCATATTTGAGGAAATAACGTGACCAGAAGCGTCCGTTACAAGAAGGTTTGCAGGAGTATCAAGGATTAAAGCGGCTACATCACCAGCATTATGAGAACTTCTTGAAGAGATAATAACATCAAGGTATCCCGCCTTAGCATTAGTCCATATAACATTGCTAAGGGCGGTAGCGTCTAATGCTACGGCCCCAGCAGAAATATTGTCAAGGTAGCCAGCCCTAGCATCTGTCCACGTAACATCCGTAAGGGCGGTAGCTAAGGGTGCGCGCGAGGAAATATCAATGTCAATAAACCCGGCCTTTGCCGCTGTCCACGTAGCGGTACTTAAAGCGGTAACAGCCAAGGCTACTGCGCCAATAGAAATATTATCAAGGTATCCAGCTCTAGCGTTTGTCCATTGTGCTGTAGACAGAGCGGTAGCCGCTAATGCCGCATTATCGGTCCCACGCATATTCTCGGCTGTAACATGCCCACTTGCGTCTGTAACCAATAACTGCGCAGGAGTAGCCAATATTACAGCGGCTACATTCGCGGGCGTATTATCAATCTGATCGGACAATGTTTCTAATGTATCTCCATCCGCTCCTACGCGAGCTATTTGTGTAACCCCTGCATCATCAGACCTAACAGGAAAGGCCGTAGTCTCATCATATTTGACGGCTGTTATAGCATCATCTACTAATCCCATCAAATCTCCAGCTACCGCAAATCCAACAGCCGTAATCCACGCCGCATCACCTTGGACACGAATGGGTAAAAGCCCGTGAGTTGCAGGAATAAAGGCGCTAGTATCTCCCTGTGATATAATACGGCTAAAGATCGTGTTGTCAGCCAATTCCGCCGTCATATCCGTTCCACCTGTCGCGGTCAAACATAAATGGTCAAGATTGTTTGCAACCAAAGCAGCATTTGAAGCGGTTTGAATCTGGGTAGTATCATATCTAGCGTCTTCAGATAAACTAACTGCTCCAGCGGCATTATCGGTAATCCGAAAATGACCACGGACGGCTATAAGGGATGTAGCTGAACAATTAGCATTTATAATTATCTGCCCATGGCCTTCAATACTCATATTATAAGAGCCAACTCCGGCACCCATATTTTCTACTTCAATCCCACCACTATACATTCTAAGATTAACATTGCTGGCATTTAAACCAGCCCCAAAATCAAGACTTGGTGTATTAACACCAGCTACCATTGAATGACAGTGATCGAAACTAAAATCTCCAGCCGATCCCATCGTAATTGTATTCTTAAATCCACAATAAGTCATATAGCATGGCGGTAATGTTGCATTTCCAAACATACAATCAAAGAAATCTGGTGGATTTGCTCCCGTACAAGTTCCTGTTATGTCAGTAGCACCTTGAGCATACATATCTGAACATGACTGACCATTAAGAACAAGTGTCCAATTTGACCCAACCAAGGTATAATTATCAGAGTTACCAGAGAGTGTAATAGTTGAGCCATTAGAGATATGAAACTTTTCTAAACCTATATTCCCTGCAATAGTAAGTGCGTCAGCCCATGTCAGTGAAGGATTGTCCGCTATACCATTAACAAAGGATTCTGTCCCTGCTATGCCATTTACTGTATCAACCCACACAGCACCATCAGCATAGCCTACTGTCCGCGATGTTATACCATATGAAACATATACCTGATCGGTTCTGAGGATATGATTATATGCAGCCGCACTTTGTAACCGCATATAAACCTTCCCAAGTTCTGCCGCCGATGTCCCGATATGTCTAGCATAAGGAATAAGATTCCTGACTACATTATTCGTAGTAGAAGTTTGCCCATCAATAACAGCAATCGCCTCCCATCCAGGAGCTATATGATCCCACAACGAAACAGTAAGCGTATCCTTATTCGGATTCAAAATACCCGTCCAAACTACCGCGACAATGCTAGAACCTCCACCACAAAGGAACTGATAAACGATATCCACAACCTGAGTATCGTGAGTCATAATATGGTAAGCGCCATCCAAGTGAGAAGTATTAGTGTAAGTTCCTGTCTCCGTGCCAACCTTAGTGGTTCCACTTGTGACGCCAGGAATACCACCATTATAATTATCATCGGCAACATCAGTATTTAATGCCGCCCCTCCAGCCGTCCCAATACCAGAAATAGCATTAATAATATCATCATTATCATTCGTAGACAACTCAACCTCAATATAAGCAGGATCAATTGTCTGACTTGCCCCATCAATAACACACAATTGTACTCGTTCAACGCCAGCAACAAAAGCAGCATCAGGAAAATCTGCACGATATAAACCAGGAGTATTAGTATTCTCTACCTCAATACACTCATTAGCCGAATAAGCATCAGTCACAGCCCCATGAGCTATTGCGTCACTTTTAACAGCAGCAGCCTGGTCACGTACATAACTAAGATCTAAATCTGTAATAGTCACACCAGTTTCAGGTTGACCAGTTGTTACATTAACCAGCTTAAAATATATGATATTACTTACTGTACCTGCTTTTATTTGCATTATTGCTTATTCCCCCTCTTATTAGCTTGCAACATACCGCCACCTGCCGCTGGTTCATCCGCTATCGGCATCCCCTCGCTACCTTGTTGCATCGAGACAACGTAATCGACTCCCCCGCACGTTACCGTCACCCCGCCCCACTGAAAGGTATCCGCGCCTACAGGAGCCTCCAACACACGCAGGATGATCCGCACTGCGCCCTTCTCTGCCGTCCCTGCCGCGCCGCTGGCTGTCTGCGTGAACTCATAATACGTATTATTGTTGGTGAGTGTCGGGGCATGGCTGGCACTGGTGAACCATGCCTCTTCCTCGTCGATTACAAGGATTGCACAGTCATCAGAGAGACCATTCCGCCGCCCGTGGGTGGTGACCTCGATGTTGTCGCCAGTCTGGATGGGGATATACAGATGAAGTTCTGGATATTTACCTTCTGCATCGCACCCCGCCTTGGGCGTGACTAGTGCACAGTAGGCTTCACCCGCATAGGGATTGGTTGTGGACCTCGTAAGAGTGTAATACAGCGTATCCGTATACCAAATGCCCCGTGTCCCCACATCGTTAGCAAAACCGTAGTTATCAACGATAATGCGATCTTCGTCCTCAAGCACAGTCGTGTTTATTTGCGTCGCCGCCGTGAACCGCACATTTCGCATGTAACATAGGCCCATTTGTGCTCGCGGAATGAAATCCATCGTATTCGCTTGAACATTCCCATCCCGATCTACACCAAATGTTATGTTTTCGAGTTGGAGGCGCGCTCCGGGCGCGTACCAAGGACCATCAAGAGCCATAGCAAATCCGCTAATATACGTGTTCTTAATGACAAGAACATCAAATGTGCCACGAAATCTAAAATACTGGCTCTTCCCCTCGATGTCGCAGTCTACAAAACGAAATATGGAGGCGACAGGATATAGACGGTAGACGCTATGCAAATCTGTCCACTCCAGGTCATAGCTCGTTCCAGATAGATTATGATCCACACCGCCCGTCGCGTGAACATTATCAATGAGACAAATACTTCCAGACGTGCCACGCCCCGTGATCGTCAAACTCCCCGGACTTACTGTATTACTATTGACATCCCAAAGAAACTGACACCCAGCACCCATGTAGACTGTGCCAGTCCCCAGACAAGTGCCCGTCATCCCCGTGATGTTATTCCCCGCCTGCATCGTGAGGGTTAGACCCGCCCCCACGTCCAGAATAGCGATGATGTCGTTCATGTCGAGCGTGCAGTTGGCGTCGATGTCGGCGGTGTCAGCAGCCAGAGGCAGAGCGCCCCCGACCCAGTTTAGCACGTCGGACCAGATATCCGTCGCGTTGCCATTATCGAATACTACGACTGCCATTAAAGTACTTCTTCCACTACAACCTTGATAATCCGCTCCTGGGACTGTTTCTTGGCACGCGCCTCCTCAATCGTAGCGAACCAAGTTCCGTCGATTGTCGCAAACACATCAAAGTCCTCGTAGTTCCAGTTCATCAAATCTGTATCAGTTAACAGAAAAAAGCCGATGTCCTTTTCAAAGGAGAGCGCCATTTCTATCCCCTTTCGTTAATCGCACACCTTGAAATCGACCCTAACGATTTGATAATCATCCAAGTCGTTATCCTTCGCCGCCATGTAAGCCGATTCAATCGTTTCGTGGCCGCTGGGGGTCCATAACTCCACGGGTTTTCCTTCTCGGATGCAATTAACCTCATCTGTGTCCATCACAAACCACAAAGTCTTCATCATTTAGTCTCCATTCCAGTTTGCAGCCCACGTCTTAAGCTGATTGACAAATGCCGTCTTGAGTTGATCGCCTGTCACGTCAGGATATGCCTGGACATAGACCAGCGCGTCGTCGATGAGACCGCTGATCTTGCCGAGCACCATATCCCCAGCAGCGCGCACCTTGGTCAACTTGGCCTCAAGGGCCTTGGTCGCCGCCCGTTGTGCAATCACGGCATCAACACCCGCCTCGTCAAACACGCCATCGTGAAAATGCACGGGCGTGTCGCAGAGCTTCCCCGTGTCTGGGTCCTCATACCAGGCGTCGAGGCCGCTGGAGTCGGGTATGTGCGTGCGCAGTATTATCGCCATTATGTTGAAACTCCAATTCGTCTATAAAACCTCGCTATTTTCTGAATCTCTGCGTCCACGAAGGCTAATCGGCCTTCATATGGTAAAGCTCCATAATTTCTTGACATCCCATCCACTCCCATACTCACTTGTCCCCCGCTATCCCTGTCTCCCTTCCTTAATAAGAACTCTTTTACAACAAATAAAGAAGCAAGCCTTCTAATCCTCCTTGGAAAATTACCAGATGTATACCCGGAGGTATAGGTTATCTTTATATTATTCCTTCCCTCAATAAAACTATATTGCATCATAGGCCATGCGCCAGTTGCAACCACTAAATCACTCTGAGGAATCCTTAATAAACTAATGCTACAATCCACATATAAATCAGAAGCCTTTACCTCAGTATCCGTAGAAGCAGCCCTTATAACCACCCCATCAACATCTGTACAATTAATATATACAATATTATTAAATGTAAGCCAATTCTGAGAATTATCAACCCTTATAACGCAATCAGCAACACCAATTATGGGACATCTCGGTAACATAATATAATCTTGCCCAGTTCCATCCAGATAAATAGTCTCTGTTACCTGCTTTAATGTTCTCTCTATTGCTTCATCTACATCCTCTTCAGCTTGATAGATATAATCAGTCATATAGGTATCAACATCTACAAGGCCAGTTAAATCTACCTGTTTCATAATACCTTGGACATCCCCTAATGTGCAATAGGTATCACTTGGTAAATCTGATCCAGTAAGAGTATCCTCTTTAATAACCTCAAATGTTTCCTCTTCTGCCGTAGAGATTCCATCAAGAGTCCCTGTCCACAAGGCGTTATATAAGTCAAGAGTCCAAGAAGAGGGAATACTAAACTCATAAAAGAAATATCCATCAGATATTTTAGTAGGAGTAGTGGCAACAATCACTACATCATCCCCATGATAAATGGCGACCTGTGGGCTGGTAGGGTCAACCATTATACCGTTTACTTTCCAGGTCGAATACAGTTTTGCTGTTCTACCTCTTTGGAATCTTAACATCTATATTCCCCTGTGTTACGCAGTATCTACCCTAATTCTTGCAGTCCCCGTTGTCTCATCCTCGTTTGTAAGCTCGGGATAATAATACCCTGTAACGTTCCCGCTTGCATCAACCTTAGCTAACACAAGAACTGCATGGGGGACTTTATTGACATCCCTTGGGACGGCCATAACATCGTGCTTTCCTTCTCTTTTTCCTGCCATATCATACCTCCTAAGAAAGGGGCAAGGGAGAGATACTGTCGGGACCGCAGTATCTCAACCTTTCTATAAGGCCTTGCCCCATTTTTAAAAATTCTAACCCCTATCTAGTCCCATAACTTTTTTCTTTAAAGAAACTTTCTTAATCCTCTTTTGACGCACCTTATCTCTTATCTTCTCACGTTCAAGGGCTAAAGAATCAACCCCTTTCTTGACTCCATCTACCGTTAGATTATCGTCGTTAGCCTCGCTTAAATCAATGACGCGAGATTGCCCCGTATTCTTATCTTTTATCTCAAATTTTCCACTTATTTCTTCTAAGGTACCATCCCTTGCGGCATCCTTTCTGGCAAGGCCTTCAGATTGTGTTCCTTTAACAATATTCTCATTAACACTATCTAATAACCTCTGGCTAGACTCAGACATCTTTTCATCATCTACAACCCTCTTCCCAAGAGCTTTCGCCGTTTCCTGAAGAGTGCTCGTATCAATATTTTTTTGCTGAAAATCTTGCAATAAACTTTCAGACTTACTCAGTGCATCCCTTAAAAACCTTGTAAGCTCGGTAATACGACCATCACGGGTCAGCTTACGAATTTCTTCCACTAAACGATTAAAACTCCCAGGCGTCTTATCGGTAACTCCGCTGGCAGTTTTTCCTCCTGCAAGGAAATAAAGTTTTTCACCTCCTATCGCCTCTCTATTAAGTAATTCATCGGCCTGTTCGGGAGTTACCCTTGCCACACTCGCACTATCAAATTCGATCATTTTCCCGTCTTTCAATGTTGTTAAGCTTACGCCCGAACTTTGGATTAAAACTCCACCACTCATCATTCTTCCCTTTCATACTCTGTTTCTAGTTTCACTTCTACGTTACACAAAATTCAATAAAGATTTTTGCTATTTCATGTATGCCCCTTAATCTTTACTGGCAACAATACAATCTTGAAAACAAACTCCCTGAGACCCAATCCTCCACCCCCCCTGAATAAAGGGCTCTTTAACAATAAATCCTTTCCGATAATAGGCTTCTCTTATTACCCCTTCGCCATAAGCAATAGCCTTCTTGCCGTCTAAATAGTAAATCCCTTGATCTCCTCCTTTAAATACATAAAAAGAAAACCCCATATTCATAAAGCCCAAAGAAACTCTGTCTATTATAAAGAATGTAGCTAAACAAATCCCATTGTTTTTCAATACTCTATTTATCTGAAAAAGATAGTTTAGTATCCCATCCCTTTCCATGTGAGTAAAAACAGACATAAGAAAAACAAGATCAAATGTGTTATCTTCATATGGAAAAACAAAAGTATTAGAGGATAGTTTTCCACCTAAGTTATACCTGTCGCTCTTTACATCAACATGCTTAAAATCAAAATTAGGATTATTCTTAACCTTATCTTTACATTCATTTATCTTAGAAGGAATAACATCAAATCCACAATAACGTCCTTTTAAAAAATCAATAAAAGGACCAACCATTCTCCCCTCTCCACATCCAACATCTAAAACATTCCAATCTGGATTCAAACCACAACACTCTCTAAGGTATTTAAAATAGAAATCTTCAGTGCTAAGATTTATCATAATCCATTATCCTTCAACGTACATTTCTTTTGAGATAGCCTCGTAATCTACGCCCCTGATCTTTGGTTTCGTACGATACCTGTGAAGGTCTTTATAGTCTTTAGAAAACAATAAATGCCCATATGTATCATACAAGGCACAGCCAGGATACGGAGTAAACCATGCAGGACTATAAACGTCGGGATTAATAGCTTTCACCATTGAGGTTGTCTCTCTTGCCTCCTGTGGCGTTTCTGTAGGCGCTCCATACATAATATTGGCTACAATTTTAAATGTATGCTTTCTAAGAATATACACTGCCTCAAGATTCATCTCTCTCGTCGTTCCCTTATTGAGCAACCTTAATATTCTATTGCTCCCACTTTCAAATCCGACACTAACCGTATCACATCCGGCTCGCCTCAATTCCCTAATCATTTGCTCATTTTTAACTATAATGTCTGCTCTAATAGCGGTAACAAAGGGAACTCCAATTTTGGAAGCCTTATATTGTTCACAAAATTCATGTACCCAATTTATATTAATTGTAAACGTATCATCTATAAAGTCAAAATAAGCAGCGTTATATTTATCTTTGCACTCTCTCATTTCCTGTATTATGTTAGAAACGTCCCTTTGCCTTGTCCTCCCAAAAACCAACTTTGGAACGGGTTGACAGAAAGCACACTTGAATGGGCATCCCCTTCCCGCCATCATCGTAACATAAGGGGACCTTCCTTTCCAATAAGGGGTATTTAACTCTTTATAATCAACTAATGACCTATCTATAAATGGAAGTTCATTAAGATTGGGTCTCTCTCCCCTGAAAATTTTCTTGTCCTTATATTTCTCAAAGTTGGTGTCAAGCATGTCTAAAAGGATTAACTCTCCTTCACCCTCAATCACATAGTCTACATAAGGCTTATCTCCTTCTTCAGGAGAAATAGAGGCATGGACCCCTCCAACTATGGTCACAGGATGCCAAGGAAGCTCTTCCTTTGCCCTCTGAAGCACTTCAAGAGCCATCCCGAAGTCAACACTCATCGCCCCTGCCCCAACGACTTCAGGGGCCATTCCCATAAGCTTGGCAATTGCATCCCCCATGTCGCTACATGCGCGTAAATCTAAAATGCTACACTTATGCCCATTTTTATTAAGGAATGTGGCTATAGAAAGAAGTCCATGATTAAGAGAAGATTCTTGACGGTTTGCCCCGCCATAACTCCCCCACTTATTAAGAATAACAGCCGGATTAACCAAGACAACTCTCGCCATTTTACTTACATCCTTCCCGCATTAATCTATTTTCTTCATCTGTGAACGGAAAATGCTTAAACTTATTCGGCCATGTTCCATGCTTTTTAGCAAGATATTCAAGTCTTGATTTGGTTGTTTCACTCCTCAACTTTTCGCCAAAACAAGACCCCCAATAATGATAAACATAGACCTTTTTACATATACCAATCAAAAACCCTTTTTTTCTTGCCCTATGGCACCAATCATCATCTTCTCCAAGTCCCCAAGCGGTCTTCTTATTTGAAAGCCTATCATCTATTGGCCCAACAAGATCAAATATCTTCCTATTAAACATTGTACAGAAAAAAGGACTAAAACGACTAACTACATATCCAACACCATTAGATACCTCTTTTAGTGCTACCCTATTTATATCATTCATCGTCTCAGGCTTAGATACATCACAACTGGCAAGGGCTGGTATGAACTGTTTTGGGTGCATCGGAATCCCATGTCCTCCCGTCATAGGGTCAACACAGGCAAGATTTTTATACCTATTAAGAATATCCATTAAATATTTATCCCAATCTTTCGGGACAAGAATGTCTTGATTTAAAATAGCCACATATTTAGTATCATTCCCAATGGCATGATACCCGCAATTAACGGCCCTTGGAAACCCTAATCTACTTATGGTGCGAATGGGAAAAAGCTCACATTTATTTGACCCCAGCACCAGTCTCTCTATTATCCATTCCTCGATCTTTCCCCCTCCATCAAACACGGGGATAAACTCAAATCTTTGGCTTGTATTCTCCAATAAAGACTTTAACATCCCTCCGACATGCTTCTGACCCAAATATATTGGGACAATAATAGAAAGATTAATCGACATTACTTTTTTCCTTTCAAATCTAAAGCAATGTTTTTCTGCCTGACTATTTCTAATTTTTTAAGATGATCGGATTGCTGTGAAACAGAATTCTCGTGAATAAACACACAGAACATTTCTTCTGGAATAAACTCAAAACTGCACCCATTTCTCATCATTGCCCACCACAAATCCCAGTCTTGCCCAACTAAAATATCATTATCAAATCCAGGGAATTTAGACATTCTAATCAAACTTGGCATTGCAATATAATTCATGTGCCTTAGAAGCTGGCCATCACGAGGATGGTTTGGGTGGGCACCATCATAATGGTTTTCTATAAGTTTAAAAGAACCGTTAGAGTCCTTAAATGAATGCCATTTTGAATAAACTACGTCAACACCTGTCTTTTTCATACTATCCATAAAGGTCTCTATGAATGTGGGCAACAACCAATCATCAGCGTCTAAGAATAATATGGCATCTTCGGTACAACGCCTTGCCCCAACATTTCTTGCTTTGTTGCCATTCCTAAAGTTAGTCTTTATATACTCAGTAGGATACATCGCTGCAACATTTCTTGCGCTGTCCTTTTTGTCTGAAGAATCATCAACAACAATAACTCTTGAAGGAAGCATCGTCTGTGAAAAAATACTGGAAAGGGCTCTCGGTAAATACATCCCATAATTATGGGTAACAACCACGATAGTAAGACTTATAGGAGATTTTTTACCATGCAATTCAGAAACGCCCAATAGTTTTCCGCTTCTAGCTAATCCCCTAAATTTCTCAGCGTTAATGTCTTGTAATCCAACATTCACACCATCACCAGATTTCATTACTATGGAAAGTTTCTTAGGAATTCTCTTAATCCCAACACCCCCGGATAAAGCCTCAATCCGAAGGAATAAATTATAATCTCCGGCGGGCTCCTCAATCCTTCCAACTCGATACCCTCCAGCAACATTATATACAAATTTTCTATACGCCCTTACTCCGGTAGCATAACACGTATCATCCCTCAATTGCCAACTTATATAATCTGGTTTAATAAAATTACCAGTTTCTTTTCCATAAAATTCACAATCCCCATATACAAGGTTAATAAAAGGATCAAAAAACGCTTCTCTTATAGCATTTAAAGCATTTGGTAAAAGTAAATCATGGTCATCAAGCTCAACAACAATCCCATTGTCTGGGACACATCCATTCCCCGCTCCACGAGAGGCATTTATCCCAAGCCTGCCAGGGTTCTTAATAAGTCTAACCTTATCCCCATGAAGGGCCACAACGCTATCCGTATTATCTTGCGCTCCATCATTGATAACAATAATTCCATCAGGATTTTGACTTATAACCTCTTTAAGGGTTTTTCTTAAATGATCTGCTCTCCCTCTTGTGGGAATAACCACAAAGATAGGAGAATCTTTTGTCGTCAATATAGGAGCCACTACTCCCTTTGGTAAATTATCTCGATGTAAACATATGTCTGGATTAATAGATAGAAGTTTAGCCCCCACCTCATCATCTACTGTGATAAAAGTGCGATCATCCATAGAATAAAATTTACCGTTAAGGAAAATGCTCCGCTGTCCCGAGCGTGCCCGAATTCTCACTTCTATGCCCCATTAAGTATTGATTTAATAAAAATAAAAACAACAATGGTAACAATTCCGCTTGCAGTCAATCCTCCAATTGCCCCAATAAATGCAAGCTTTACCCTACTAACGGAATTATTTACCTCAAGGGTAGATAGCCTCTCCATAGTTGCTACATGCGCCTCGTCTCTCTTCTCCATCTCTCTAGCAAAATTTCTTTCGATAACGCCCATCTTATCAGCTATGCTGCCAACATCATTTGAAAATCGTTCTGTTACCTCTTGTATCCTCCCAAGAACAAATGTCAGTGATGTAGAAACTGCCGTTACTTCTCTCGCTAATTCACTGTGAGACTCACAAAGTCCAGATTTCACAGGGGGCATTATTTCTCCTTTAAGCTACCTAAGATTGAATTAACGTATGTCTCTGCTGGAATCTCCCATATACATCTTGGGTTTTTACATGAATAAGAATTACACGGGTAACATTCAATTTCTTTATAAATAACTTTAGTCCTCTCAGGGGCAGTAATTCTTAATAAAGAATCGATAGCCCCAAAATAACTAACTATTTTTACTCCAGGAATTGCGGACGCTAAATGAAAAGTCCCGGTATCAGGAGTAAATAATACGTCGCACCTATCTATCACAGCGCCCAACTGACGCACTGTTAATTTTCCAGTTAAGTCCAGGCAACCATCTACAGGAGACATAGATTGCTGTTGTTGATGATCTATCAACAAACATAATATACCTTTTTTACAAAGAGCCTTAACAATGTCGCTAATAACAGAATATTTTAAGTTTCTGTTGTCACAAGTTGTTCTCAACACCACGCCAACAACACTTCTACGGGTCTTAATGTATCCTCTTACCCACTCCTTTTCTTCTTCTGCTACGTTGTATATAAGAGACTTATCTTTAATCGGCAACTTTATTTCAGGGATACAACTTGCAAAAATATCTACTCGATGTTCGCTTTCATGTTTCCCGACAACAAACTCTATTTGATTTAATTTAATAAACCACTGATATTCATTTAATAAATCGGTAGAAATGTCTTTCATCGCAATTACTTTATTGACAAGAGGATTTCCATTAAATAACTCTTTATACCTATCACGAACCATAAAATCTAATTTAATGGCAGGATTTATTTTCTTTACTTCTCTAAGAAGAGGGGTGCAAAGAAGAATATCTCCAAGTCCTATATCTCGTATAAAAAGACCTCTTTTAGCTTCTATTAATGGTTTTGGATTTTTTAATAGGAATGTATACTGGCCACCAACCAAGAAATCAAAAATATATTCGTCTGGTACATAGCATATATGATTGGTAAACTCAAAACTCTTACCACGAATAATCGTAACCCCATTTTCCCAGAGTGAATATATTTTCATTAAAATACTCCGAATAAATCAATGTAAAAAATAAAAAAGGTGTCCCGAAAAACCTTCTTTATAAACAATCTTCTTTCAAGCCTTATTGGGTCGCTCTATTACGCTCCAATATTGATGATCTTAGCCTGAAAGACTTCAACGGTCATCATTAAAACTGAGAACTCTGCAACCAGAGTCCGATAGCTGGTATTAACGATTGCAAGATCAATTGAAGACACCGGCATCAAATCAACCATCGCTACGGCATTACCGTCATCCGTAATCGTTGCATCGTCAATAAGATACGCATTATTAGAAGTATACCCGGTTGCCGGATATATAAACCTGCTTCCAATAATATCAATGATCCCAAAATCGCAAATCCAGCGGTTCACAGAAATACCAGACGGAACATCAGCCAACCCACCCCCTTGCTGTTGAAAGAGCCTATAATAGCCCGTCAACACTAACTCAGAAAAGTTTTGCTTATCACGAAAAGAAAACACAAGAAACTGCGGTTTCCCACCAAGATTCGCAACTAACCGAGCCGTCGTTGACACAGCACTTAAGGTAATCGGTGCGTTTGCCATGTCCGTCGTATTAGTAGTAATAAGACGATTAAAACCATCAAACTCCAAGCCAGTATCATAAGTGCTATTCCCATTGATGATCGCCCACTCCTCCATTAGGCCAACATTGAGCATTTTCATCTTCACCTGGCGAGCCTTATTATCTGCATAACTCTTACCCGCCATCTGAGCGAAAAACGTAACTTGCGCAATATCACCGAGTGAAACGTAGGGAGCACTCATATACCTGTAACTAGCCTGGACAGCCGTAGGTAAGCCTCCAGCCGCGAAAAAGCCTGCATGAGGCCCAGTCCCAGCAAACCTACCTTCGGCGTGAACCGTGGCGGTTAGCTGATACCAAGCGTGCGCATCACCGTTACCCGGAAATCGACGTAAACGATTTCTAATCGGAGTATCGGTAGGCAGTGCAAGAGCCATTTCGTCCTGAAGGTCTTCTCTTACCAACATTAGGCCGGTAACAGCAGTGGACGATATCGCCTTCTGCAAATCACTAACGACCTTCTGCACTTCCAGGGGATCAGTCATCCCAACTGAAAGAGGACTACCAGTATTCATAACATACCTCCTTACTGTCAATAAAGTTGTCAAAGAACGCACGGGGTTTCTACGCCCCTGGAAGAATATAACCGAATCCCGATATTCCGCATTATATTCGCAATGTAATATTAATCTTTCTCAGATCAATATATTACGTAACCTTAGCCTTAATTTTCCTGTCTAAGACATCTTCTGCAAATGTTCTGTCCGCAACAGGAACGGCTTCTCCTGCATTAATCTTTTGCCTAATACCAACTGCCTTTTGAATCTCTGCCGGAGAGGGAGTTTGAGACTTATTAACATCGTCCTCAGACCCATCAATGCTACTCTTATTCATAGGTCTTTTCTGCCTTGTATCCTCAGCCCCCTTACGAGGACCAGGAGCCCCTTCAATAGCATCAATTTTCTCCGACAAAGCGGCAACAGCATCAGCTAAACCAGTTTGGACCTCAAGAATATCGCCAAACTTTCTAATCATCATAGAATTAGCATTACCTTTTTTCCTCAGCGACGCCGGAGAACTTACTTCGCTATACTGCCCTGTCTTCAGCTTGTACAACTGACCACATCCAGGACAGGTTGCCTCATTTTTCTGAAACTGCCCAGAATGAAGAAGTTTCAAGGTAGTTCCACAATAAGCACAAGATTTCCCAACAGTTGAGGACTCCTCGCCCTCCAGTTCCTCCTCAAGGGCATCTAAAAGCCTGTTCACCCCATCATCTTCATACTCTTCGTCGCTTCTCGCATCGTCAACATCATAACGGTCAAGCAGACTGTCATCAGCTTCACCCGTTAGATCATCAACATCATCGAAGAGCCCTTCGTCACTATCCCCTTCCTCGCTTTCCTGAACAAATCGAGTATCCTCTTCAGTTGTGTCAGGCTCATGTTCAGTCGCCTCAGCCAGAGGCTCGTCTTCAATCACATAATCTTCATTGGGCACAGAAGCTTCACTCTCTTCGCTTGAAGCAATTTGCTGTAAAATCTTCTTTGCCCGAGCTACATCATTACGTTTCATCAACTCCTCCTTACTTAAGCCAGTACTTCTAACTCTTTGTTTAACACAATACGAACAATTCAACGGATCGTGACTAGCACCCAGGACTTTTATAATTCGCCCATGAGCTTTTTTCTGTTCAGACTCGGTAAGACCCATTTTCCCTAAGAACTGTAGCGCGCTCATTGCATGAACTTTATCTGGAATAGGTAAAATACACTCCTCGTGTATTCCGTCATCCCTCTTATACCTCTTAACAAGTGCAAATTTGTTATTAGGTAGCTCTGCAATAGCCTCATCAGACATTACTTTCGCCAATAGACTAGTAAGAACTTTAGATTTCTGCACAATCTCATGCTGTAAAATATCTTGCGTAATAAGATCATCATTACCACGCTTCATCATTGTAAAAACACATTTCGGATGTGCAGGACGATCTACAAGAGAAATTTCATTTAAAAGATATTTAGTTACACGACTAATTGTCTTATTAAACTTATTGCTATATTCCTTCACTTTATCGAGGGCCTTCCCTCCAATACTAAATCCTTTATAAACCCCCTCTTTAACCTTATTCCATGCTTCACCATCAACAACGTGGGCTCCAATTTCTAATGACCTCTCAGTATCATTAATTTGAAGTTCTGGGATTGTGCCAACAGCTTTATTCTGGTGCATTTCTCTAAGGTTGCGCCACTTCTTAAACTCAGGAACCGCTTCCTTAGTCGCTTCCCATTCAACAACCTCATCTTGTTCATCAAGACCATCAGCAGTGGCTACCCCGAAAACCATATGCTTTTCATCATCTACTTTTGTAATTGGAACAAATTGTTTGAATTCTTGTCCTGCGCCTGCTGGGGCTCTATAGCTCTTAATAACTTCCATATATTCCCTTCCTGTGCAAAATATCCCGATAGTTACGCTTCAACCAATTCTCCCCCTCTTAATACAAAAGTTTTCTTCCCCGCAAAGCCTCCTAAGTCCCCTTCTCCAATGCCACTAAATAGTTTAGATTTTCCGGGGTTCCCTTTACTGTTTTTTATTTCAGAAGGAAACTTTCCTGGGAACGTAAATTCAAATTCAGACCCATCTTCATGTTCACAAACGGCATCATGCTCTCCCGTTTGCTCAACCCTAATAGGATCAGTATCTTTTTGTTTAATGTCTGCATCTCTTGGAGCGCCCATATCATACCTCCACGTTTATATTATCGACCTGATGGGAGAAACTGTTTAGCCATTCACTTTTCGCTAAAGTCCCAATACGAAACATCTCTTCTGGATAACGGCCTTAAGCGATCTTTAAAAACAACTCTATTCCAACCAATTTTCTTAAGTTCTTTTAATTTTCTAACCTTATCCGCTCTCCAACTTGGAGCTTTAAATAAATACTTATAATCCGGGACTACTTTCTTCAATAAAGCTTTTCTGGTCTGATAGGGAAGAGAGCGAACATCTCTCCCGGCATACTGAATGATGTCAGTAGCCATTACCTTTGGCATCCCTAACTCTCTCTGGGCTACCCTGCTTCTAACAAGGTTGGTTCCAAACACCTTTCTCGTTGTATTAGCATCTCTTGAGAAAACCTGAGCTTCAATAACATTCCCAACGGGTAATGAATAATCTCTTACGGCACTAAGATAATTAGTCTTATCTATGTACTTCCCTGTTTTCTTATTCTTTTTATAAGAGATAATACGATTTTGAGTAGGCGTCGTATAAATATAAACATGTTGCCCTCCCGATTCAGGGATCATTTCATAGCGTTTATCCGCAATCATCCTCTTCGTAGGAATGCCCTTAGGTCTTATCGGAAGATATTTAGCGGTAAAAGCGGGCTCTTCTATGCGCCTCAATTGTTTCCCGGCAGCAATATACCTTCCCTTGTAGGCCCCTCCTAATACCCTAAATATTTTTCTCCATCCCCATCGTTCTACTTCTGCAAGCCCTAATTTCGTCCTCGTATACTGCCCTTTTCTTCCCCCCACATTCACCTTCCCAGATTTAGGAGGATTCGATTTTACAAATAATGCCTTCGTTGCCCCCTTATTCGGAAATCCTTCTTTGGTCACAATGTCATACCACTGTTTTCCAAACTTTATACGGAATGAATGATACTGATCCATACCAAAACGATATTTCCCTGAAACATAAGCTACTTCTTTAGGTTTCTTAAACTTAATATCTTTTTCAGGTTTCTTACGCTTGGATAATTTACCCCATCTCCTAGAAATTCTTACCCTTCTTAATTCGTCCTCATCAACATATTCTTCATCAATCCCTCTGGCATCTTTTGCTGAAACAAATCTTCCCGTAAGTAATACATACCCATATTCCTTCTTAACCCCCCTTAATAGTCCATATTTTATGCAAATATCTATATGAAAATCATATTGGCCTCCAAGGTATATCTTCCTTCCAACTTTAATAGCTGGCCTCATACCTATTAGGTCTTTTTCTGTAATCTTCTTTCTTGACTTAGAAAATTTGTGTTTTTCACTCCAAGCGACAACGCGCTTAACCTCATCTTCCATTAGGTAATCCGCATCAGCCTTTTTAGCCTCACGGTAAGTAATAAATCTTCCCGTAGGCAATACAAACCCCCGCCATGAAGGGTCTCTCAAGCCATATCTTACTGCAATATCGTGATGAAGGTCAAGCGGCCCACCGGTATATATCTTCCTTCCCATCTTAACAGCAGGTCTCATCCCCATAAGGTCTTTTCTTGTCAACCTTGTCTTGGCTTTAGAAAATTTCCCAAACCCTTCACCTGGAGGGAAATCAAAATACGCATTAAATCTTTCTTTATCATCCCGTAAAACAAAATCTCTATCCATTTTCTCTGCCTGAGGTCTTGTAATAAAACGGCCTGTCCTTAAGATAAACCCTTCTATCGCCCGTAAACCTTTTGCATAAAAAAGCCTCCCATATAAACCATAATCTCTTATAATGTGGTAGTGCATATCGGTAGAATCCCCGGAATATACTTGCCTCCCTACCTTCACAGCGGGCAACATCCCATAAAGTTCAGACTTCGTAGACTCTCCAGCTTTCTCAACTACAAGTGCTTTAGGGCTAAGGAATGTCCCCAAATCAAGAGCCCTGAATACTTCTTTCTCAAAATCTTCTTTATCCCTAAAAATAGTAAAATGAGAACTGTAGCTCCATCTATCTTTTTTCTTTTCATTTAATCCAGGCAACCATATTATTGACTTAATAAGCTCAGGCAACCCATTAGCACTCTTTGAATAATCATCATATATAACAATTGTCTTTATAGAGTTTATTCCAAGCCCTTGCTCTCTCACGAATAAACGAATGTCTCTCTCTAATTTGCTTGCTAACTGCCTCCGATGTTTATTATGTTGCAAAAGGACATCCACAAATGGAGTTACTTTATATTCCTCTCCAGTATCAACATTTATAACCTCTTTATTGGACTTCTTAAATACATCTCCCTTCTTTGGCATTATATCTTTTTCAATCACTTGAAAGAACTTATATCTTCGAGGGAACTTCTTATTAAACTGCACAGGCGCTATCTTATAAAATGCAAAGCTCTCTGCAAAGTCATCTCGTATGTTAAACCTTGCATAATCACTAACAAAGGGAGCCGTTCTATTTGTGTAGAAATCGCTCTCAATAGCTTCTCCGGCCAGATTAGCACTGGTGGACCGGTAGTAGTCTTCCTTCCGCTCAGACGCCAACACAGCGTCCGTATCGAGGAACGCAGGCGCTATCCTCTCCCACTCTCTTTTCATTTCATCGTCAAGCAACTGGTACCATATCGTATGCCCAAATTCATGTAAGACAGTTTTCTCAAACTCTCCTACAAACTGCCCCAACATATTTATAACGCCAAAGCGAATAAAGTATTCAGGGACAACGCTGAACTTATTCTCATCTACTAAGTAAGAAGCGTGCGCATAGCATTTCCTCTTTATACCGAAACGACTAATTAGAAATGCCGGAAGATTATATTTAGCGACTATCATTGCAGTTCGCTTTATCATACCACGAGGCAAATCTTCATCTGCCCTTTGAGATATAATATCTACCGCTCTGATATAGTCTTGATAAGCTTCCTGCTTTGACTTATTCCCAGTAAATATAATATTGTCCCTATTAACGATTAAATAAGGACCGGAAGCAATGTCTTTAGGTTTAGCCCCCTTAGCCAATTTTACCAAATGTAAAAAATTAACTAAAGGCATTTCCATTGCTACTATATTAGGATAAAGATCGGGGGTAGTAATAGCATCCGCCCCTATAAACTTCATAATAGAGGGGGATATTTTCTCGGGTTGAGATAGCTCTAATTTTATTCTCTTACCCATTCTCTAACTCTTCCTCTATTTTTCTTATTTCATAGGCAGTAGTATATTTTCCAAGATAGTGATGCTTACCCGCTAACGACATTAATATTGCTGAAATCAGATTTTTCTTGCGCACAGGTTTCCCGGCAATCACCCTTCTAACGGATGGATACTTACGTAATAATGCCTTAAGGGTTAGATGTGCAATTCTAGCAACCCCTTTTCTTCCCATCCTAACGCCATATTTTGATGCGACAGGAATCCCGAGTACCCCAACAATACCTATAATAGCCCTTGTAAGCCAATTACTTTCTCCTGCCCCAGCACTTTCTATTACTCTCTCAAGTTCTTGTGCTGTTGGGTCAAACTCTTCCTTGTCTTTCCCTTCGGTAACTCCTTCAGCAATCCCCCTTACAACGCTTCTGCGTATAGCCGCCTGTACGGGCTTCTCTTCTTCGTCTAAAGGCCCAAGTCCTCTTTGGGAATAAGGATATCTCATTGGCCTTAAAGGGCCTCCCATCATGGGTCTTGCTGGATAGTTATAATCAGTAAAATAGGGGTCTTGTTTCTTGATATAACTAATCTTTACAAGGCTATCCCCTCCACTTTCTCTCCTAACATCGTCTAATACTTTCTTTATCTTCTTTTCACTTGTTACTTTTGTTTTCTTACCTTCTTTCTTATTATTACCTTTTTCTTTTTTATTAGAGGGAGGTTGCTTGCGAGAAGAGGATGGAGCAGACCTCTTTGGAGAACTCGTCCCAGCAACCTCCCTAGCGGAAGAGCGAACAGATTTATTATTCTTATCAGGCTTCTCTTCCGGCCCCGCTTGTTCTTCTGTCGTTTGACTTTCCTCAATATCTCCTGTAATTTCCATCTGTTCTTTATAGTCTTCAAGGCTTTCAATGGGGATCATATTCCCTTGAGGGCCAGGGACCAAGATAACATCCCCTCCCCTTATGGGCCTTAACCCCAGCCTTCTACGTCTCTGGTTTCTTGATATAACCCCATTATTTATGTCTGCATTATCAATATCTGTCTGGAGTGAATTGTCTACTGTGTCTAACCCAAGCCATTTGAATTTTACCATTCCGGCTTTGTCCATCGGCTTTACAATGCCATCATTTAGGCCATCTTCAAACAAAGTCAAAATAGAGCGCAATCCCCTATCTTTTGTAATCTTATATTGGACTTCTGCGGTTGTCCTATGAAGGTCTTGAGTAAACCCAACATCCTGAGGAGATAATTGAAAGCAAGCACATTTAATAGATGTAGACCATTTAAGATATTCATACATTTGCATATCTTTATTCGTCCCCATCGTAAGGGGAATGCTATCCATCTTTTCTGTCCCACTCACAAACATAACTCGATGAATAGCTCCCCTGCGCCCTATCTCTTGATTCCAAAATCTCTGAAAAGCGACTCTATTTTCGGGCCTTACGTCTTTCCCTAAATTAATAATCATGGGAGGGATGTTTGAATTCTTGAAGAACTCAATATTATACTGATCTGCATACAGACTTGTCGTTATGACATATGCCATAACCTCAATCGGAGCAAACCCGTAAAAATGTGGCTGCATATTGTTTACAAAATAAACAATCTCATCTCTCGTAAACTCAGCAATATCCTCTTGCTTGTTATTCCACACAAAAGCGGTATCAGGAGGTTTAGGGATCGACCTATCGGCATTTCTACAAACAACCAATTCTTCCCCAGGAATATCATATATCTCAGCCAACTTATTTCCGGCAGAATTGTTATTCTTTACAATAACCCCTGCATCATATAATAAAATGTCATCCACCACCCTTAAAAGAAGGGGTTTCAGTCCAGTATAGTCATCGCTTGGTTTCTTTAAAAGATCACGTATGGGGATGGAAATATTAACTGCCTCATCCTTAACCCTTCTCTCAAGGACATCGAATAATATGTTAATATTCGTCTTTTTATCTACGGTAGGAGTCTTATCCCTAAGGACTCTATTAATTTGGGTTTGTCCTATTTCAAATATTTCTTTGGACAATCTAAAAAATCTTGGAGTAATAAGGTCGGAAGCAAAGGGCTTTAATTGGATAAGGGAGACTTCTTTCCACTCATCTAATTCAGAAAGTATTTCATCTACATCTGGAACGACATCCCATTCTGATAACTTTATCTGATCTCTCCGGCTTTGCATAATCGCAAAAACAAGAGGGTCAGAATGAGCTAATGTTTCAATCGTTTTAAAGTCAAGAATTTTAGGTCTTTCGCGCTTTCCTTGCCCCATATCCCTCCCAGCGGAAGCTACAGAGTCCATTATCGAAGAAAGAAGGTCGCCCCCCTTTCTAGGGGCGGGGACAGTCCTCCCCACGCGCACCATAGACGCTTTCTGGATACCGCTCTTAACTCTTGTTAAAATGTTAGCCATTTATTACTCCACGTTTAGCTTATTAATTATTGTCACGTCTTTTTCTTCCAATCTTCCTTAGTAGCTTTATAGCCTTCAGATATTTTTGCTGTAATTCATTGATAGAAGCTAAAGCATACATTATTTGCCCTTTTTCTCTTTTATCCCTAAATGATTTAGCTTTAAGGTCAACAATAAACTCCTTTTTAATGGCCTCAAGCTGACTCATTCTTTGATATAAAGACATCCATGCACCATCTTCGTCGTGTTCACTCTCGCGTAAGGCTGCCCTTACAAATTCAGATGGTTTCTTTTGGACAAGTCTTCTTATGGACCTTAAGGTGCTTCTCCTAATCTCACTAAAATCGTCATCTTCATATTCATATTCCTCTGTCCTGTTGCGCCTTTCTTCCTCTATCACTTCTGGTTTACGATGCCTCAATATACGCCTTCTCCGCCTATCATAAGGCATCTTGGGTAGCCGCCCTCCCATTTGCTGCCTTGTAAGAATATGATCGCCTGCTTCTTCGTACTCTTCTCTTCTTTTATCCCCAACTGCCCTTATTATTTTCATAGCTCGTATATACTTCCCCTGCAATTCATTGGCCAATGTTATAGCATATCTTGTTTGCCCTTCTTCACTTTTGTTTTCAAAAGATTTATTTTTAATAGTACGAACAAATAACTTCTTAGCAGAATCAAGTTTACCGATTCTTTCATATAAATACATAAATGCCATATCTATATTGTTGCCAGAGACCTTTAAGGCCCCCCTTGCAAGGTCAGATGGTTTCTTTTGAGCAAGGTTTCGTATAACCCTTAATGTATCTCTCCTAAAATTACTATAATCAGCATCATCTTCGTTGCCATATCCGTCATTATATTCATATTCGCTTTTAACTCGCTTCTTTTTACGCTTATACCTATATGGCTTTAAATTATGCCCTAAGTCCTCCCTTGTCAACATTAAATCACTTACTGGATGAGAAGAAATAGCCTTATTAATATTTTGCCCAACAGGGCTAGAGGCTAACTTATTTATCAACTCATTTACATCGCATATAGTCCCAATATATGTAGAAGATTTACTTATTTTACCAAATCTTCTTTGATACCACTTAGGCTTATTTACCTTCCCTTTAGTCCCAGCCTCCATAAAGTTTCTTGTCAACCTCTTTTCTTGAGAATTCCACATAGCCTCCATTGCTTCCATATCACGAGGCTGTTGCCCCCTTCTCCTACGCTTTTTCTCCCTTCCTTGTTCACTCTTTCTTTCTTGTTTAATATCTTCAAGACGACTTAATTCATTCCCCCTTCTCATTGCTCTATAGTTTTTTATCTCACTCTCTAAAATCCTTCTATCTACTCCAATATTAAGAGGGTTTAATATAGGATGTCTACGCACCTTATCTTGTAACCCCTTCATAGCCCCCCATATAATTCCTACGGTAGCTCCTGTACCAGCCCCCTCAAGACCGGATGCCACAACCTGTTTAACGTCTCTTCCAAGTTGCTTCCTTCTTCGATCAAACTCTTTTGAGAAACCTTTCTTTTGTGAAATCCATTTCTCTCTATCTTCAGGGGTAACAGGCTTATTTCCAAAAAGCTTTACCCCCCGTACAACGAATCCTAATGTTCCCGTTAAATCATCGTCAACATATTTTTCTCTCTGGGTCCTGCTTTTCCGCTCTATCTCCTCTCTACGCCTTCTCTGATTTAATTCACGGACTCGCTTATACTCTCTTCTTACTTCTTTAACCCCTCCACCTCCAAAGCCTTCAATCCCCGCTAAATATGCCCTCTCAGCCATATATCCAAGTGTAGACAATGTCCCCTTTGGAACCCTGCGTATTCCATAGCCTGTGCGCTCTCCATACTCCCTGCGCTGGCTTGGAAGGGGCTTCTCCCCTTTCTTACGAGACCCCTTCTTTCCTCCTTGAGAGCCCTTTGTATGAGGATTAAGAGGATCATCAGACCTCCATCCTGAACGACCTCTTTGACCCTCTTTTTGTAGTTTAGTAAATTTACCTAAAGACAATGCAGCTTTCTTAAATTCACGCTCTTTATTAACTCTTTTAGAGAACTCCTTCTTAGATTTATTGGCTACATAATATACACCAAGCGCAGCCATTAATGCCGTTTTAACCGGCATAGGAAGAATATTCCATGACTTCCTTATTCCGCTCAATACCCTCTTCAATCCAACCCTGCCTACAAAATATCCAACTAATAATACACGTAAAGATGAAGGAAGTTTCTCTAATAAAACATCTCTCCTAAACCCTTCGTGCATAGTCGATGTCTGTATAGGGCCATAAGTGGATACTTTTTTAAGTTTATTCTTAGACTTCTTATTCGTCTTCCATAAGGCTATGCGAATAGCTTTTGCTTCATCTCCTGTATCACGAAGAATTGCATTTGCTATTTTCGCAGCTTGAGCTGGATTATCTTTAGCCCCCTTTTGACGCATCTGTTCTGTTGTCCAGGGCATTATTAATCCTCCCCAAACTTCTTTACGCCCATAAATCCAACCAACTTAGCCATCCCTCCTTCATTTTCTACATTAACAGAATTTTTCTGAGCTTCTCCACCTACAGGAGGTAAACCTTCAGTCGTAGGCGGTGTTTCCTGTTCTCCCATTCCAATTAATTTCATTGACCCAAAAGCGCCACATCGACTACACCTTAAACTAACCACCTCATTTAACCTTGACTTATCTAGGTCAACAACAAAACCACACTGAGAACATTTTAATTTAGCAGGACTAACCTCTTGAATAGGCGTCCCTTCCTTTCCTTCTCCAGGACTCCACGTAGAATCGGGCTGTTGTTTTCTAATTGAGGTTTCATCAATATTATTCACTTTCTTTAATATGCCATCCATCCTTTTCTTTAGGTTGTCTAATTCTCCTGTATAACGCCTAAATCCCCCTCTTCCCATTGGACGAGTCAACCCAGGCTTATAAACGCGCACCCCACTTCTAGCTCCAGTCCCCGTAGAAGAGCCCCCACGTCGCCGTACAGGCGTTCCCCTAGCTCCCCGCGCCCTCGTATGCCCAAAGCCAGGAGAAACGCTTTGTGTGCTAAGTTTTCTCGAAGACAATCTTGTCCTTCTTGCCATCCTTGCGGGGCTCATTGCCTTTGGAGGAGCTTGAGGGGTCGTCGTCCTTCTTTGTGCATAAGCAGCTTTAGCGGATGCCACTCTCCCTGCACGACCAGCATTGGGTGTCCCACGAACAACATGAACAGTCTTCCCAGAGGACCCTATTCGCGTGCCTGTAAATACTTTATTGCCACCCGCATATTCTTCGTTCTCATATATCCCTCCCAACTCATCATCATAAATACCAGGATAATAATAATGTAAGTAATCTAAGTCTAAAGGCTCATCTTTCCTGCGCCTTGAGGCAGCAGTACCAATCCCTGCCCCTCCAATACCGCTAACAGCTAATGCAGCTAACTTCTTTTTACGACTTATCCCACGTAAATAGGGAAGAATTCTGCGTAACCTACTAGCCAATTCATACTCTTCACGAGGTTTCTTTTTCTTACGCCTTAACGCTAAAGCTCCTACACCAGCAGCCGCTCCAGAAGCAATAAGCCGCCTACGAGCGGCCTTTTCCTTCCTCTTTACGTCAACAACCCTTCCTGCCCATCTCTGGGTTTCAAGGGCATTCCCCCTTCTCATCCACTCAGCTTGTTTCGCCGCTCTAGCCAACTTGGTTGATTTATATGAACGTATGGCTTTTCCTCTTCGCCCTAATCTTGTTGCTATACGGCCAAGAGAAGCTTTAACCACAGAAAGTCCATCATCTTCTTCATACTCATAATTCCTTTTATTTCTACGGGCATGAGCTTGCAACGCTAATGTTCCAGCAACCCCACCTACAGCCCCAGATGTATACTTATGCTGTCTAATAACGCGCTTAGTTGCTTTACCGGCAGTTTTTACGTCCTTTAGCGTACGTGCAAGAGCGGCTGCTTTCTTGGGACTCTTACGGGCAATATACTCAATTAATCTCTTCCCTTGTTCCCCAGCAAAGACCCCCAGTTTACCTCCAGCATACTCTTCCTCGTATTCATTACGCCGTCTTTTACGTCTACCCGCTTGAACAGCCAATGTTCCGGCAACACCCGCTATTGCCCCTGTTGTATATTTATGGCGTCTTGCAACATCTCTTGTCGTCCTACCGATAGTTTTCGCATCCTTTAGAGTCCGCGCCAATTCCGCTGCCTTCTTAGGACTCTTACGAGCAATATAGTCAATTAATCTCTTTCCCTGTTTACTAGCAAAAACCCCTATTTTACCACTAGCATACTCTTCTACCTTCCCTTTAGCCCCTGCTACGGTTGCAACACATTTTAATATCATTCTATCTTCATCAGTATCTACGCCAATTAAGTCTTTTACAAGATTAACCTTCTCTTCCGGCTTATTTAATTGGCTGAATACACACTGTATCTGCTGCTTAGAGAGTTTATGTCTATTAAATACACCCATCAACTCATGCAAAGCAGTTATAGGGCTTTCACCAAGGATAGAAACTTTCTTTAAGTCACCATCAATGGAGACTTTCCTTGTATTATAGCGCCTTTGAACGCGATCTATAATACGCTCCAGTTTCTCCCTCATAGCGGGTCCTTTTGCCCCTGTGTATAAATCGCTTAATAGCCAAAATAATAGATGCCACTTGGCTGCTTCAGGAATACGAACTGCCCCAGAACCGAAAACTGGCATTATATGTCCTCCTAATTATATAACTATTTTACAGATTGCTACTTTAAGATTATCGTCTTACTACTTCATTGTATTAAGACGTTACCGCTCTCTACGCCCCATACGATAGTTAAACCTTGAAAGACAGTCATATTCGCCCCCCCCAATCTCTCTTTATATTCCATCATAACATTCTACCTATCGTTAATTGCCCAATAAAGAGGGTAATGATCTAACTCATCCCCTATGATATTATTTGCGGTATCTACCATATCCTTAGGCCAATCTTCAGGCTTAGGAAATTCACCTTCCTTCTGCCTATTATAATTGTCACTAAGAACAGCCCTTATCTTCTCTCCGCTAGGTAGCGTTAACCCTAAGAATGTTGCTAGACTGGATAAACACTCTCCCGCAAATATATGTTCTGCATAAAACAATAAACTTCTCTCTGTCCCTACCCTATTACAGAACTCACGGATAAACCTATTTCTATTCTTCCAATACCAACATACTTTCTCGAATGGCCCTCACTTAGGCCATAGCTCAATATCAGGGTCATCTCTATTTGGAAACATAGACATATTATAGCCTTCTCTCCTATCCCCAACATAAGGGGTATACCATTTTCTTCTCATGCAAGAACGAATAAAAGCTCTTGGGTCTCTTACTATGTGTAGGAACTTACAGTGAGGAAGACAGGCGTTCGCTTCATAACACCTAAACGCATTCCTGCCTCCAAGTTCAACATATCCCTTTTTAGCTAAAATAGATTTAACCAATAAGGCTTCCCTTGACTTTAGCCAATTATCAATATTATGGGGTATATCCCCAAGACCATAAAATGTATTCAGTCCACCATCCATTTGAGGACCAGGTTCGTGGTAAACAAATGCTTCAGGGGCATCTTTAAATATGTCCGTTAATGTCATCGTCCCACATCTCCCTGTAGACAACCCTATTACACAGGGATTAATTTTAAAGGCATCAAGAAGGTGCATTATTTTTCCTCTTTTTCTATTATAGGACTAACTAACAAGTGAGCATATCTGGTATAGTTTACTAATTCATCTTCCACTATTCTCAACACCCTATTCGTTGTCTCTATGCTCCAATCTTTAACTTTAGGGAACTCTCCTTCGCTCTGACTATTAAGGGGGCAAGATAATATCTTCCCTGTATTTTCTCCACAAGGGAGAGATAGCCCTAAGAAGTTTGAAAGGACATCTAATCTATTCCCTGCAAATAAGTCTTCAGAGTAAAATGTAAGATGCCTTTCTTTCGGTAATGTCTCGCAAAATGTTCTAATCCACTCATTTCTCTTTCTCCAATTCCATGCAACTCTCTCATACTCTGCTAAGAGAGGCCATTCTTTATAAAACATATCCCCTTCTTTAGGGCACATACCCGCATGTATCCTACCCGCCTTATACCATCCTCTCCTTACCCCTGATCTTACAAAATACCTTGGGTCACGGATTAAGTGCAAAAACTTAGACTGTGGAAGCTCTTTAGATATTTCATAGGCTATGAATGTAAGGTGTGCGCCTAATTCTACATATCCTACATTCGCTTTTATAGATTGACAAAATAAGTGCGTCCTTGTGTCCCATAAAGACCTTGTTTTATCTAAAGGAAATACTGATATATGAGGTAAGGGTTCATGCCAACATAGGGCTTCAGGACTATCTCTAAAAAGCCTTTCCAGAGTTAAAGTCCCTGTCCTTCCCGTTGATAAACAAAATACCATAGGTTCAATCTTTTCAAAATCATACATTATTACCCTTCCACACAAAACCCTGAACAGGGATTAACTTACCGTCCTTTTCTTATAACTCATACAAATTTGTATCTATCCATTCTTTAACATACGTTACAACAACCCACTCTCTATTCCCAACAGCTTTTGCTTCTATCCCTTTTGTAACCACAGTTGTAATCCCACAGTTTATAATCACTCGCTTACACATCCTACAAGGTTCAGGGATTATACGGGGAGAACCCTCTATCATCCCATTATCTTTAGGGGATTCTATCATCTCTAAGTATAATGCTGCACCAATACACTTCTCTCTCCCTGTCTGTAAACAAGCATTCATCTCTGCATGTACTGATCTACATAGCTCATAATTCTCTCCTGGCTTTACTTTTAACTCTTCCCTTAAGCATGTTCCTCTGTCTGTGCAATTAGGAAGTCCTCTTGGCGCTCCTGTATATCCTGTAGAAACTATCTGGTCATTATTAACTATTACTGCTCCATAGTTCCTTCTTAAACACGTTCCTCTCTTGGCTACCTCATGTGCAATGTTTAAATAATACATGTGCTTATTTGGGCGAGTCATTACTCTCTTCTCCTTTGTCAGTCCCTACGTAATTAATCATGTCTAATATAAGAATTCCATATATGCCTATTTAGCTCTCCCCTAACCTTATCTACCTCTTTATCTCTACTCCTTCTACCTATATAAATACCTACTAAGAAACTTATTACCATTAAAGCAATTATCCCTATTTCAAGTTCCTCATACATTACTATTCTCCCTTTAACTTCTTAAATATAAAACATACTCTCACCCTATGATTCGTGCTCCTTATAATCCCTATTGTTCCTTCTAATTTCCAATATTCTTTTCTATACATAGGAAATACTTGATCTAACCATACCATATAACCATTATATTTTAATACCTTATAACATTGTTTAAATACTTTTCTTCTATTAATTAAGCATACACCATAATGGGCAGCATCCTCTTCAGAGTAAGGAGGATCGGCTAATATGAGATCGGATACCTCTGTCCCTATACTCTTGTTCAACTTATGGACGTCACAACACACGTCTGGCTGTATAACCTCTCCTGTCCTCTCATTCTTCACGTCATGTAAATCTACCCTTACATCCTTCTCCCCTACGTCTTCTTTCTTTAATGATCCTGAGAATAAATGTAGAACATTATTCATATCTGGAAATAAACTCATCACCCTCTTTACATAGCCTGGAGGATAACTCCCGTAATATCCTGTTCCTTTATAGTTATTCCCTATCATCCACACCCCGTATAACCATCCATTATTATACGCTAAGGGTGGATAATTTGGGAATGCCTTCCTATAAAAGTGCCCTCTTTCCTGCATGTCCATTGTTTTGCTCCACTGTCCGTATATATATTCTATGAAATCCTGTCACGAGCCTCTATAAAATCTTCTATTATTAGCTGTATTGTACGTGAATTAGTTTCTCCTTTAAACCATGCAAGAAAGTTCTTCAATCCCTCCTCTTCGCTAACTGGCTTACCTCTGGCTTTATCCTTACTTCTCTCAACCTCCCTCTTTATTATAGCATCTCTTAACTCCTTATGCCCCATCCTTTCCAGGTCTACATCCGCTAAATATCTTATTGGAATTTTACTCCTTATTTCTTCTCTTAACCTCTCTATCTCATTAACAAGACCTAAGGCAAACCCTCTTAATGCACTGGTGCCATCCTCGGGTCCACTCTCATTTACTAACCCCTTTACCTTTTTACGCAATTGTCCTATTTTTAATTCATAGCATCTTTTATTTTCCGTCTCTACCTTTTCCATTGTTTTGCTCCATTAAGATTATCTTGTCACCCTATGAATATTTCTTTCTAACGGCAATACTGACTAACTGGTCTCTCCTCTTCCCAAGAAGAGTTACTATCGTTTCTATATTCCCCTTATATCTCCTTTTCATATCTCTGCTAACATTATCAAGGAAGCTTACCCTAGGAGCCAACACCTTGAGGCCAATCAGCCGTTGTTGGTCTGCCTCCCTAGCCAACCTGATCGCTTTCCCCATAGATAGCTTGACCGTAGAGCCAAACTTACCCCCTATGCCCCCATAACCATACCTCGTGATGATCTCAGCCATCCTACGCTGAAATTCTCCATTCCTCTCAAGCCACTTCCAGATGCTTAAGATAATCTCTTTCTCTCCTGAATGTAAAAGACCTTTCTGGAGCTTATTATTAGCCTTTCTTATAATCTTTCTATTCGGCAATCCAACCACTCCCATCAATCGTGCATACTTCCCTTCAAACCCAACGGCAGCATCTTCATCAATCCATTTCCCCGTCCTTATATTTACAAAGCCAAAATTCACATCGCGTCTTGACCCATTCACAAAATCAATAACTCTTTCACTCCCTTTATACCCTAACTTTACAGCCACTCTATCAGCTATTTGTAAATGATTCTCATGTTCGCTCCCCACAATAACCTGTCCATCAACATTAAGAGCTTTTCTAAGAGATAATAAGAATAACTCAAGACGCCTTATCTGTAAATCTCTCTTTCTACGCAAACTTCCTTTAGATAAAAAAGAAGCCCCATATCTTATGTCGCCGCAATCTATATTCCTCCTACTATCTCTTGCGTTTAACAGGCCATCTTTTATAGATATGGGGCTCTCATTCATGCTTAATTATTCTCCTTCCTCTTCTCCTTGCAACTCCAAATCTGTCAACCTTCCCTCAAAATCCTCATCTTCGCCCTCTAACCTAAAATCATCCTCACCGATAAACGCATTAAGTTCCATAGATGCCCCTACATTAAATAACCTTGAAGCAGAGGGCCATATCCTCACAACTGGCTCATCGCTATCTTGAAACTCAGCGATAACGACAACCCCCTTTACGTCTTTATTACCAAGCACCTTCTCTAAATACTTCTTCGTCAAACGCTCAACATAATGAGAGGGACTTGTCCCAGGCTCAACATTCTCTTCCGCTCTTGGGTCTACCGCCATCACCTTACTCCTTTATACTTACCTTATTTTTGTTCTTAACCAAATATTTATCAAGGAATGTAAGCTCACTAGGCTTTAATCCCTGCTTAAATATCTTAAGAAGTGTCCCTAACTCTTTACGATCCATCCCAATCTTATCAGCAGTTGCAATACTCCCTGTCAATTTACCAAAAAGGTTTATAAACTTCAACGACCATCTTAATATTAAAAAAAGGATAGCAAATATACCGGTTGCCCCAGTCCCTAGTTGCACTTTAGGGTTTTGTATGGCCAGCTTCAACTTAGTCGTGACCCCCTGATACCATCCTACGTCTGAATTACTATCCTGGGCTTGTGGGGAGTCCCCAAGGGTAGGGCCGCTGGATTGACAACCTAGAAAAAGAAAGCAGGTTAAAACCACCATCCCAGCGGTCAATAAATATGACGCGCATATATCTTTCACGGTTTATCCCCCAGTAAGCTTTATAATGTCAAAAATGCCAATAATGGCACAGATTATAACTATTACAATGAATAGTATCCCGAAGACCACAAGACCTTTATCCCATTTCTTCTTAAACATCTTTACGGTCTCTCAACGGCCTGTCTTAATTCTCTGACAACAATATCAGCGGCCTCAGATAGCAACGCTTTAATAACGGGGTGATCGTCTCCCTTGAGCCACTTGTCCTCAATCCAATCTAAGACCATTGCTTTCGCGGTCTCATTGTCTGCCGCCGTTATGATAGCATCAGTTAGCTCAGGGCCGATAGCCTCAACAATACTATCTGCGTAGACATCAACTTTCTCGTCGAACTGTGCCTGAAGTGTAACACAGCCAGACATACCCAATAAACCAATGACTATCAACAACGCAACACAAATCCTCTTCATCCTTCTTTCTCCTCAATAATAACTTTCCTTGCCAACATTGCATCCAACTTATCTGCCGCCTGTGCTAAATCCTCATAAGCCTCCTCCCATACCTAACTTAAATTAGGGGTATTGTGTGCTCTTGCAATAGCTTTGTATCTCAATTCTTGTAAAAACTTTCTATCGTCCAAATTAACCATTTTTCGCTCCTTATTAGTTTCCCCTAAAATAGTGTCCAATATACCAACCTTCTCAAAGAACCCCCATTCTTTAATAATAACCTTGCTCCTTATTTAATTAATCTATTGCCATCCTCTTATTTATGGGGATTTAATAAAGCGGGATATTTTGTAAAGAAATAATTCATTACCTTAGGGAAAAACCGGTCATCTCCAATAAGCTTTTTATATTTAGATGGAAAACGGCTACGTGCTTCAACTACTCTAACAAAAAATTCACCAGGGACTTGTGTCACATTATACCCGCTATCTTTTAACCCTTCCTTAATTGCATTATAATAATCAGGATAATGTCTACGCACTATTCTAGTAAATATTTTTCTTTCTCTAGGCTTTAATACCTTAAACCAAATATCGTGCGCATTTTCATGTATATATGCCGCCCATTTTCTCCCCCCTAAAATATTAGGAGACATGTGAATTTCTCTTCCCTTGGGATAATATGAAGCAACCCAAGGCTTTTTAACTCTCCCGGGAATTCTTGTTCTCTTTAGATATTCAACAATTGAAGAGGCTTTACCTCTAGGGATTCCTGCTTCGGCTAACCTTTCTATAGTCAGCTTACCTTTCCTTGCCGCCACTGCCAATACATGATGGGATACACCCCCAAATGCCCTCTGTAACATTCCAATATAATGCCACGGCATTCTACGGAACTTCATTATTGCCTTACCAATAAGAGAAACATCCATATATTTTGGACCTTTTTTATCTCCATAAGTAAAACTGTTTACGTCATCCCCTTTTATGCGAATAAATTGAAGGGCTTGCTTGCGTGTTTTCCATGTAGTTAGCCCCTTCCCATTTGCCCATATAATTGTATAAGCTTTCCCTTCAGGAGAAATATTAGGACCATCGGGAACACTAAGGGACTTCTTTATTCTCTTCTTTCGCTTATAAGACCTAGGACGCTCCCACAGGTTTTTTACCCCCTTATATTTCCCCGTATCTATGGGCCATTCCATTGAAGAATCTTGAGCTAATTCAACATACTCTCTTTCATATACAGACGCTTGATAATAAGAAATAAAACGACCAGTGGGGGTAACATAGCCCTCCTTTCCATTAGAGCCCCTTGCAATTCTATATACCCTATCAAAAATCTCTTCGTGAGTTTCGTAAGGGTCTTTTGCTGGATATATTTCACTACGCCCATACTTCACCGCCCTTGTAAGAGAAGCAAAAAAGTTATCTAATTGCCTTATCTTTTTTGTTTTATTAGAAACTTTCCTTATTCTCTTCTTTCGACTGAATAAAGACCCATCCCTAAATCTCTTTGTTACATCAGCATAACTAAACCACTCTTCGGGCCATTTACCGGGAGCACTAAGAGGAATAAACTTTATAACCCTCTTCACAATAGACGATGGGACAGGTTTGGTGGGGGTGTAATAAAGCATGTCCTCCCAATGTCTTATCCCTCTATTTAAATATCTTTTATCTTTCTTAAGTATTAAAAGGTATCCTTTATAGTCAGCCGCCCTACTCGAAGCAACTACAGCCGTATCAGAAAAATACGTTTTTCCTGGTTCCTTATCAAAAATATTCATTTTACCATGAGACTTAATTTGTTTAGTTTTATAAATATTCTTTAGTTCAACAAATGATACCCCTCTAAAGGCATAATTATTGCTTGGCTTATCTCTCCATATAAAACGCTGAAGCCTATTTCCACCTTTCCTCATCTTATTTCTATAGCCAGCTTCCATTTTCTTTTGTAATCTTTGCTTTCTTGCAGCAAGTTTTTCGTTACCTATCCTAACTTCTTGCACAGAATGAAATCTTCCATTAAGGTCAACCCACCCCCTTGTTACTCCTTTAATAAATTCATCATATCCAAGCCTGTCTATCTCATCCTGTAAATATGTCCTAATAATATCAGGATGGTGCATGGCCCTTCTAAAATAAGGTCTATCTTTAAAACTACGATCCCACATTACACCCCCAACATATATTCTCCTTTTATATTTAACGGCAGGAACCCATTCAAGAATCTCTGATATTTGTCTCCTTCCCTTCTTTATCCCTTTCTCTCCAATCTCAACGGGCCATATAGGTTCATATTTCCTACGTCCGGGCTTGACCCAGTGAATGTTCTTTACGACATACATTTCAATACTATTGTGTGCGGGATGATACCCAAATAATACCGGTTGCACCCTTCCCCCGGCTTTTCTCAAACGTAATGAATAATAATCTAAATTACGCTTAACTCGCTTCCCATCACTAACCCGCGTGTAGCTTATAACGATGCTTCTATTGTCTTGTGCAGCCTGCATCACAGACTTAATTAAAGATACTCTCTGTGTAGGTATCTTCTTATAGGGCTTTTTAGATCGCTGTGTCGCTATTAGTCTAGGATTATGAGCTTTATCCACTATTATCTTCTAAATTAGGTAGCCTACATTTTTTAGGAGGAGCTTGGCTATCAGTTACAAACATATTTCGCTCCCTACATCCAATAAAACTACCTATACTATGAAATCCAGGTAAATGCACATATCCGTAAAAAGGGCATTCTCCACAGCAATAAATGGTTTTATGAAGAACCTTGGGTATTTCAGCTACCTGCCCTATCATCCCTCCTATACCACCCCATTTTATTCATTTCTTCTTCAGAGATATGTTCTATGCTTTCTCCCACTTTAAAAAAAATAATCAAAGTCTTCATCCCAGAAAACCATTCCTCAAAACATTTACGAAAATTAACACACTGCTCAGGATGCAAACGATATTCCGTCTTTATAGCAAATATATCCCCTTCTTTCACTTCTCCCGCATTAACAATCTTTTTAAAATCAAACTCTACTTGTTCCATCTTCATACTCCCCGATCATCTTACTGAATACCAAGTCACTCGTACGCTTCGAGATTAGTGCAGCCTTACTAAAATGTCGCCAAGGAGCACCCCCCCATTTCCTCTTCTTCCTTTTCCTTCTCCTATTACTGGCTACCTTAGCCCCAATAAGGAGACCGCCGGAAGTATAATATACCTTTGGGCCTATACGACGAACTATAGACAAAAGAGTAGCCCGTCTTGCAAGGCGACCTACAACCTTCTTTAAATTCTGAACTTGAATTTTTTGTATAGTATCCATGTGCTACGACTCAATCGTCTTAAGTATTTTCTCTACCCTTTTTGCTCTATCTTGAAATACTTCAGCGGCAAACTTGGCATTTCTTAAAGGCTCAGAAATATGGTTGCTAAACTCTTCTTTAGCCGCCTCTTTAGGTTTCTTCTCTGTACCAACCAGCTTTGCCCCACATTTAGGACAAGTCATATCAAGACAAGGTTTATTAGGGGTATGCTTCACTTTATAATCACACTTAGGGCAAGTACAGTACGCAACAGGACCTAAGCCCTGACGAGGACCACCAACCCCCCGCCCTTCTCCACGAGCATACTCTTCCTCTCCTTCATACTCGTCTCCCTGCCGTCTTCCCCTGCGCCTACCAGCACCATAAGCAACAGCACCAACTCCGGCAGCAGCCGAACCAATCCTAGCCTTCCTACCGGTTCGCACCGTCTTTTCGGCTTTACGAGCTAAAGCTAAAAATTTCCTTCTTTTAGAAGAAGTCTTGGCGGCACTTGCCATGCCTCTATAGGTCTTTGCAGCAGCCTCATTTCTTTTAACATTCAACGCAGCAGAGCCCACCCCCCTTAAAACCCCTGTAATCTGCTTTCTGCGCTTAGTTCCCCTTGCCATCAACCCTAAAACACGAGGAGATACTTTTTGAATCTCCCCATTCATGGTCTTAACGGCACTTCTAATCTCACCAAGAATATTCCTCACCTCACTCATTTCTTTCTCCTTATTCTAACTATCTGTTTCTTCGGCCTAATTGTCTATATACCTGTTCTCGTTCACGCCTACCTTTAATCTTCCTTCCCACCTTCCCAGCGACATTAAACCCAGCATGAAGAGCCGCATAATCAACAATGCCGCTTCCAATCCTATATGCACGAGGATGTCTCCTTTTAAAACGTCTCTTACGTGCTATTAATTTACCCGTTACAGGATTCTGTACCAACTTCCTTCTTAGCGCCCGTTTCCCCTTCTTCCCAGCAGCCCACTTAACCCCCTTCCATGCCTTCTTAGCCCCCGCAAGCAGCTTAGGACCATACTTGACTGCCAAGGCCCCAATCGCAACCCCCAGGGCCTTGTTAAGCTCATCCACCTCACCTATCGCGTTCCTTATTTTTTTTATTTCATTATTATCCATCTAACCTCCTCTGCTTCTTATGTTATCCCAATTCCTATGAGTATTGAATAAATAATTAACTCTAATAGATTGTAGGTGCCTCTCGTAGATACTTCCCCCCAATATATCCTATAAAACATATTAGCCAACGCGAATACACCATAAATTAAACAAGACATTTTAAATGTAATAAATAATCCTGTTAAAATGCCCAATTTATTCTCCCTTTGTTAAATGATCTGAAAACCATACCCTCCATTCCTCCAATGACATCCCTACTTCGTTGTTATTATTTCCTACTATTTCAACCGCTTCAGATATATCACAAATAAGTTTTGCAAGATCATCATCAAATATGGTTAAAGTAATCCGCTTTTTCAAATGAGCTGGCTTTTTATTGTTATCTACAAGATTTACAATATCCAATAATCTACCTCCCTAGATTAAGAACATCATCAACCTCAGGAAATTCCTGTGCGGGAATCTCTCCATACCGGACCAATGGGACTTGTCTTAATTGTTTCAATGTATCAACCCCTTTTTGAACTTCTCTTCCTCTTACTATTTCATAATACTTTTCAGCCCCTCTATGGTCCCTATCCCTTAAAAGGTTATCGGTTTCAGACGGTTGCATATTAAGAATCCCAAAACTAAACTCAACCCCAGCACTTTCCATGCAGTGAAAACATGTGGCTGCGCAAGAATCGGTTAAATCCTTAGACCCCGATATACGCCCCTCTTGAACTCGCCTGGTTACACTACGCGCAGGATGGTCAACAATATATTTGTTCCCCCTCTCTATTTTTTCCAATTCCTCACATTCACGTATAAAAATAAGATTATTATAATAATCCAACAGGCCTAAGTACATTAGTCCTTTCATTGTATCATACGCAACGGCATCTCTATCTACGGACAACACCTCAGAATTAATCCCCATAGCCTTAAGACGCTGAATATCACTTTTTGAATTATGAACAAAAACACCAGCAGATAAAGCAAAATTATTATATTTCTCTACCTTAATGTCATAAACATCTTCCATCCCCTCCATTTCAATAGAAACAATTTTATGATTTTTATATTTCCCGTGCTTAACTCCCATTTTCGTTTTACTTATTTTTGCACAAGTTTCAGGCGATCTATTTTTACCTTTCCAAAAACCCGGATTCCCTAAATGGGCTTTTCGCTGTTTTTCCCTATAATTGGGATCATCCCACAATTTCTTTACACTCTTAGCAATTCTTTGAGAAAGTTTCTTCCTTTCTTCTATACTTCTTCCTTGCCAAACCCTCTTAATTATCTCCCTTACCTTATCCTTATATTCTCTATTATTGCTCCTCCATTTTGAGACCTTCCTAATCCCGTCCATAAACAATCTTCTATAATACGGAATCTTCCATAACTTCCTAACATTTTTACCGTGTAACCCTATGTGGCTTTTCCTATCCATCACACATAAGTTATCAGGATTATTATTACACTTAACAAAGTTTTTATGATGGACTACTTCATTCTTCTTTCTTCCTTGTAAAACTTCTCTCGCAACAATGCTATGAACCATCTCATAATATCGACTCTCAGGGTGATATACTTCCGTGTATCCTTTAATTTTACCTTTCCAAAAACGCCGACATAAAGGCATTAAAGAATCTCCAACCTTTAAATCTCTTGCCCTTTTATATCTACCATTCCTCATTAAAAAAGGATGCCCACAAGAACACTTAATAAATTTACCATTATCTAATGTTATCTTTAAAATTCTCTTTCTGCCTGTTTTTTTTGCACCAATTACCCTTCCCGGAACAACCTTCCCCGTTTTTATATCATAAGAATAAACATATTTTCCTTCATAGTTTCCCACCAAATCCTTTATTTTAATCTTCCTCCCACTTAATAGGGGGATATATGTATCTGAAAAAACGCATTGCCATCCATCGTACGTGAATTTCTTAATATAAAACCCACGAATTCTCTGTAGATAGTCAATAAAATCAATAATAGATGGAAAAAATATTTCCCCTTCTTTTACGGTCAATTGAAAAAATATATCAATATAGACACCATACATCTCTTTCCCATTAAACCTAGAAAGGTCAACTCCTTCAATAATTGACTTGCTTTCTCCCCCTACGCTTCTAAACGCCCTAACCTTCGTCTTTACAATATGACCTAAACAAAATCCAGCACAATCTCTTTCGTTTGAAGGAGAAAAAGACTCTTTCCCTCCTCTTTTTTTCTTTATAGAACCAGTGCCCAAATCACAATGCCCAAAATACTGAAGATTAGGATTACCAATAAAATCGGGTCTAAGCCCGTCTATTTTCAATTTCATTAAATCAAAAATACGAGAAGACCCCGCTATAATAGGGTTGGGCCTTTGCCTATTTATTCCCCCAGCAATAACTTGTGGGTATCTAAAAAATCCTCTTTCTCCTACCCTTGCCTTACACATAAAAACACGTTCTGCCTGCTCAGGATTTTTAAGGAACTCTTCAGAAAAATCTTCTTTTTTTCTAGCCGCATTGACTTCCCACGTAGAAGCCCTCATTCTGTATGTCCTGGGCTCTGTTTTAGCTTCCTCGTAGCGAATACTCATCGGATCAGTAGGACTCCGCTGAAATGATAATAAAGCCCTCTTATGTGTTAATGGAAATCGAGAAGTTTGTGTGTCTTTTAACGCACCATACAAAGGGAAGGCATCCTCGGGCCTAAAGCCCCCCATCTCGTCAAAAATAACAACTAATAGATTATACCCCTCTCCTGTGTATTCCCGAGAATCAAGAGAATAGGCAACAAGATTTCCTGGAAATTCAATGTCGCGTTTATGAATGTGTCCCCTTGATTCACTTAAATTCACCCCATGATCTTCAAACCAATTATTTTTTGTTCTTGGGTCAACAATATTACGAAGAATAGCTTTAAATTCTCTAAAAAATACTTGTGCTGCCTGATCCCTATTGATAGAAACATTACCAAAAGCAATTTGACTATCTTTTCCTTGTTTCTCAAAAAACTTCTGTGGATTTTTTAAACACATACACCAATAAATAACATAAGCAAGAAGTTTTGCAATCGTTCTATCTTTTCCCCCTCCCTTTCCCCAAAAAAGTATCCCCTCGTTATATCTTATATTCCACTTAAGGGGATTTCTTCCAAGAAGATTATCTATTCCTTTCTGCTGTAAGGGATAACAAGGTTCTCCAAGCCATTTATTAAAAAACTCTCTTGTGGAAACGGGATATTCTTTAAAACAAGAACGAGAAGGAGGATCGCTTATTTTCCTTCTAAAATACTCTTCCCCCTGTCTGCCTATTTCGCACAAACATTTTTTAGCCATTTCAAACGCATTCATACCGGGATTAAACATTTATAAAAGACCCCTCTCTATCCAATCTCTTACATTCAATCTTTATTTTTTCTTTTATGCTTTTAACTTTCTGATGTATATATGCTAATGTTACACCATTCTTTCTCGCAATATCAGCCAATGTAACATCTCCACAATAATGCAATATAAACCACCCCCCCCATAATTTATGTCCATCCTTAAGCCGCCTTAACACATTTCCAGTAGCAATAACAACCGTAGTCCCCATGCTTGCGTCTACAGCCTTTCCCAATTTAAAGGCCCCATATGAAGTAGTCCTATCTCTTGAAACAATATTGTCAAATAAAAAAGTTATATGGGGTTTAGGGTTATCTAATGAAAAAGATCGAGGGCACCCCTTAGGGTTATCTAATGCGTTAAAAACATGACAATTTTTACTTCTGCCTAATATGGCCCTATACACATTAAATATAGAAAATATAGCTCTCTTGAAAAAAAATGTTCCAAATGTAACATTCTTAGAGGGATCAAACCTATCTATAGAGCGCACAAAATTGTAAGCTAAATCAGAAAGAATCTCTTCTTTTGTAATAATGGTAGAAAAAACGCCATCATTTTCACCAAAACCATCTTTAATTGCTTTTTGAAAATAATAAGCCGCTAAATTCTCAAGATAAGGAAAAATCCTTTCGCCCAACTCATCCTTGCTTATCTCACCCCCGCTATATTTATCATATATCCCACTAATTTCACTAGTAATCGTTCCTTTCCCTTTTACACTCTTACCCATATAATAATCCTTATCTATAAAGGAGAGATGCACAGCCTATTTATGTTGCATAAATAAATATAAAAATGTAAAACGTAAAAAGACTGTAAGCTTTCTATCCTTTTAATATTTTTTGAGAAGGCATCGTAGGAAGCTTAAGACTTTCTGCGCCAGGGACTCTTATCTTTTGTAAGGCATTAAACAATCTAGTCCCCACTTCAGCAAGACTTTTACCACAATGGGGGCACCTAGTCAACAGTCCTCCCGAGATACTAACAATTTGATTAATAATAATGGGCAATGTTTCTGGTGAAAAATATCCAGACTGTATTTTATGTATTCTCTCTACCGTTACGCTAATATTCTTCAATAATTCTTGTAGATTTTTTATAATCACAGTTTTTATAACAAGTTTACCATCTTCATCTACGCCAATATCCATTAGCTCGTCTCCACGCCCTTTAAACTCGGAAAAAAGAGCACGAAAAGAAGCCAACTCATCCGTTAAATCCAATAATTTAGGATCATTACGAAACTCCTCATACCGCTCTCCAAGCGTTCCTGTGAAATCCTTGCTGTAGCGGCCCGTAGTCACAGGACGACCAGCCCTAAGCCCTCCATGACGCCTGCAACGCAATGTCCCTTTGATGGCCAACCTTTTGCAAAAACTATGCCCATCTCCTGAGGGATTTTTCAATTTAGCGAGACACATACCAAGTTTATATTCGGGATATTTATTGCAAACCTTCTTCTTAAATTCAATTACATTTTCACGATGTTTTTTAAGGCTTCCGATTTTATTCCTCCTTTTCTGCTTACTCAATTCTATTCCAGGCTATTTCACGCACTCCTCACCGCTCGCACCAGTTCACGACAGCAGAGCCAAGCGGGGGCTTGACGTAGAAACCGTAGGATTATCCAGTAATCGTAAGTTCCATGTTTATGGCATACATGCTTTTCCAGCGCCTCTGTATATCGGCCCCATTGTGGCTCTGTCAGCGCCACCTCCGTCTCCCGTAGCTGGATAGCGGGCGAGTCGTCCAGATCAGGACGCCATACGAAACGGTGGCGATCATCTCCATCAGCGGACGTCCAAATCAGACATCGCGAGTCGCCATTCGGTTCCAGCCAGACGCAACCCTTTTTGCGCCACCCCAGTGCAATTGCCACCGCCGCTGCTAGTTCGGGCGACGGGCCTTTCACGGTTGATAGGTCCAGTTTCTCTATAACCATACTATAAATCCAATCCAAATTCATGTATAAGCTTTATATAATTATCACCATGACAAGGCTTAGGGGCACAATAGCACCCTATCCGCTTCCCAGCAAGCTTATATAAATTAGCAATCAAGTAAAGATTCTTCCGTAAATACGCCTCATGCTTCTTTATAACCTCTTCCCGTGTTCCATGTTTGCCAACAATAAATGGATTCCCCCATATCGAAGGACGCCCGATATATACGTCGCATCCCCCTGCCCTTACATTCACAACCTTAGTAATAAGAATTTTCTACCTCCTTTTCTGCTTGCTCAATTCTATTCCAGGCTATTTCACACACTCCTCACCGCCCTTGCGTCGTACTATTTTGTAGACCATGTCGGTTTTCGGCTTCACGGCTTGTCCTCCTGGTGATACCACCACCACAGCCAATTCAGTTTCTCTACTGTGCTCATTTTTCCCTCCCCACTAATACTCCTGCCAATTGCCACAACCTTGTAATAGGAATTTTATTTCTCCTTTTCAGACTGCTCAATCCTATCCCTAGCTATCTTGCAATATTCTTCTGATATATCTATGCCAACGGTTTTCCTTCCCAGTTTATTAGCCACCACACAGGTTGTTCCACTCCCACAAAATGGATCAAAAACAACAGACCTCTTCCATGACAACATCTTTATAAGCCTGTATGGCAACTCTTCTGGAAAAGGAGCGGGATGCCCAACCCTTCCCTTTTTCTCTCCACTAAACTCCCATAAACCATAAGAATACTTTATAAACTCTTCTTTAATAAGGTCTGTTTCCCCGTTTACACAAAGCTTTCTTGTTTCATTGGCAAATATTAAAATATATTCAAATGGCCGGGGAAAACTAGGGCACGAAGGCGACAACCAACTTCCCCAACTAGCTCTATTGCTCGTTTCTTTCTTATCCCAAACAATTATAGAAATAGGCAAATATCCAATACTCATCATAAAAGAAGAAATGAATACATGCGTTGGGACCTTTCCATTCTTCCCATCTCCAACATTGATGCAAATACGCCCTCCTTTTCTCATTTTAGGTTTCAGCAAAGAAAATACGCTTTTTAGCCATTCAATATAATCCTTAAACCCTTTTTTATCATTATAAAGATCATACCCCCGTTTATTATATTTATTTTCCCCAAGCCCTACATTGTATGGCGGGGAAGTAACAACAAGGTCTATTACTTCATTGGGAAACCAGCAAATAACCTTCTCACAATCACCACAAATTATTCTACAATTTTTATTTATTTCTCTTTGTCCTCCTGGTGATACCACCACCACAGCCAGGCGCGGGTGACGGCCTCGGGGGAGAGCGGTCCAAAATCTAGAGTTGGGTGCCGGTATGGAGCTATTCTGTGGGCTCCTTGTGCGTAGAGAATCAACATGTGTACCCTGATCTCTCTCCACAGCAGCCAGGGGCGGCCGAGCTCCCAATACCAGCTGGGGTCTTCCACCCACCCTTTCGCTTTCGCCACCGCCTCGTCCAGTTCCTCGCCCGGTAGTTCCCAGGGGTTCGGCTCACTCATTACTTGTGTCCCATTACTTTATCCTAACTTTGCAAAACGCCTTTGCATTCTCTTCAAAAGAACTCCAACGCGACTTCCAAGATTCACACTCCTTTTTCTATTTTCTTCTCCCATTTGAGAAAGACTCCTAAACTTACTAAAAACTACAATAATTTGACGAAAATCTCTTATTCGTGATTCAAGGTTCGCCCTATTAAGCCCCATATAGTCATTCTCTACGGAACTAATTAACTTCTCTGTACAATCTAATGCTTTCCTCATTGTTTTGCTTACTACATGTTCTCCTTTTCTTTCCGTTCCCCCAATCCCCTTATTGCAGTCCTTAATTAATTCATCAATAACATCAATAGCTCCCTGTGCCCCCTTCTCGTCTTTATATTTAATGAGTTGCTTTTTTATCTCACTTAAAGCTAAAATTGTATTTTTAAAGTATCCTACCACCTGAACTACTTCATCGGCCCTTAATGTTGGAATTGTCTTTACATAAGCATCAAGCTTATTTCTATAAATAGCAGCCTTTCTTTTTGCATCCTCTATCAATACAGCCGCTATATTTTCCTCTTTTGTTTGTTTAGGCTTAGAGCCTTCTCCCGTAATAGACTCGCTAGGTTGATGCACTACGCTCCCCACATAGGTCTCCTGCCCCCTCGAACTAGGCCCGGAACGCTTTGCGTCGGCCTTCATAAGGACCAAGACCGTAGCCGCCCTCGATAGGTTCTCTTTCACATATTCAAATATTTCATCTAGTTCTCTATTGTCTTTATCTTCCTCTTTTTCTTTATCCTTTATAGTTTTTAAAGATTCAGATACTTTCTGAGACCTGTTCTTAATTTCTAAAACAATCTGTCCTTCCTTTGGATCAGGAGTTTTTTGAAGTCTAACAAGAACAAACCTATCTTTATCTAGTTTATCTCGTAATTCTACATAATCCAATTCTTTAGGTTTGTTGGGCAATTTTATTCTCCTTGCTAATTATAAGTCGGTCCTTATGTTGCCGTTCCCAGTTCTCCCCCATACTTAATGCCACCCTCATTACCATGCTCTCCCGTTCATCAACACTCCCATCCTCTAAAATCCTAAAAGCTTTAGCCAACTTTTTAAGAGCACGCCGTTCTATTACAGACACTCCTTGCGGAGTTATTCCTAGTTTTTTCCCAATAACCTCTTGAGTTATAACTGTCCCACGGGTATAACCAAAATTATGTATATGTGCATAATTTATTCTAACTCGTTCCTTGAAACACTCCTTGCACTCGGTAAAAAAGCCGCCACACTTACGTGATTTTGCATAAAAATCAGAAATAGGTTTAGTTTGTCGGCAAACTATACAAGTCTTAGTCTGTCTTTTAACCTCAGGAACGACATCCACCCCTATTCTCCTCTATCTGCTTATTTATTAAGTTTTGGGCTTCCCCATTTTAATGAGTGTCACTTCACAGTCATCTTCCCACAACATCCTTGCTTGTCGTTTCTTCCAAAGTCTAAGCGCATCTGCCTGTACCTGGTCATACTCTTCATCTGTAATCTGATCGCTAAACACTACATCCCAAAAACACCGCAAAACACGACTCACGTCTGCCGCATTAATTTGCTGCTTGCCAGTATCTGCTCGCTGTTGCACAAGTTCCATAACATTAGATAATACGCTCATTCTACGTCTCCTTTAAAAAAACAAGGCGCGGGCACCGGCTTTCCCCAACCGGCTCCAGCGGGCGGGTGCATATGACCATCCCGTCGTCAGCATAAGACTCATCTGCGATCCGGCGCATTGCGCCACCCGCGCCCATGTTCATTTCTGTAACCTCCGTCCTTTCATCCTATAGCCTTTCATTCTCTCCTAAAAACTAATTTAGACACTTCTTTTAATTTTTTACGATCATCCCCTTCCTTAGCTTTGTCAATCATTAAAAGACTATCAGGTCGAAAAGCTTTTTCTACATAAATAATCTTAGGCATCTATCCTATCTCCACCTTTAAATGCACCCTACGCCTATTTATTCGGTATTGATTCTACACAAGACATTATTTAGTTGTATTTTTAAACTATTCCATTCTACGCCTCCTGTTAAACAAAGGCTCATGGGCGATAAAATTTCTTTTAATCCTTTAAAGACATCTTTTATCTCAGATTTAAGCTTAACATTCTCGGCTTCAACATCCGCCATAGTGCGCATCCACCCACACCTATCTAAACATCGTAACCCAAGAGCCGAGAGATCATTCTTTTCGTAATCAGCGAAAAGAACTGCTAACGCCCCACATTTCGGACAGTTTTTCATCGTATTATCCTATTCTAAAAACTAATTATACAACTAAAATCCTGCGATAACCCCATTTAAATAAGCAGCATAATCCGCACTACATTCAAGCGAACAAACTGTGTGATCTTGCCAATCCTCATCAGGAGAATAATATGCTCCACAATTAGCACACTTAATAGGCCATCCAGCTTCATGCCGTTCTTCGCAGTCTTGTGTCATCTCATTCAATTTCTTAACAGCTCCATCTCCCACATATATTTCCATTATCCCATTCCTACTTTTATACGCATCCAAGGAATCTTCTTCTGCTCATCATATCCAACATCATCCAATACAACTTTCTTAACCATATTATCGTGTAAAGCCATCCTTATAAGGCCCGCTATCTCTTTCGGGACAAATCCAACCTGAACACTCTTCCCATTTTCCATGTAGCACACAGCAACAGCCATGGGGTCATATTCATTTTTTACTGGTTTCAAGGATACATCAATTGTTTTTCCTTTATCAACGGCCTCAGAAATTCTTTTAATCTTATTGGGACGATCACCAAATGTTACACCAACTACGCTAATGTCAATAATACCCATTTTACTGTTCCCTCTTAGGTTCTCTCACTGTTATACGGCCTCTGCATTGGGTGTCCACCAGCCCTAGAATAATTAAATGTAGTAACATTAGAATTTACAATCGCATCTATGTCCGTTGAAATCATGCCAACAACATCCCCGCTAGTCGTTGCTACAAGGAACTGGTCCTCTTTAGCCGCTTTAGCTACACTAAACTTTTGCACAAGATCAATACTGGACATAACCCTTACAAATGATCCCGACTTAAAAAAGATAACAAACTGGTTCCTATTTCCATCCGCCATCTCTAACTCCTTTTAATTAAAAGCCTCACCATTATGTTCCCATACCGCCTTCAGATCAATTTTCTTCAACCATTTTTTACAACCCCTGATAGCTCCTTTTTTAGTAGTATAAATTTCATCGCAATCCATGTCAATACACACACCCTCTGATACAAAATCAATACACCAACAATATCCTCCCTTAGCAATTTCAATACTTACATAGGAGTTCATTCAAACACCCCTTAAATAGATTATCGGCTTTAACTCTATTTTTTACCATCTATAATTTCTCCATAATAACCCATTTTAGCATACTTCGCAAGCATTAGCGCACACGCTCTATTGTGGTCCCCTTTATTACTCAAGTCAACATCGGGAAACATCCTTATCGCCTCAGAACGTATTAACTCATGGTTTCCTCCAGCCCTTTTACCAATGGTGGCCTTCTGCCATCTCGCAGGAGTAACAAGCTTACAGGGGGCTCTAATGGCCGCTACAGCACTCTTGATCGCCCCAAAACTATCCCCAAACCAAAAAGCACTCGCCACCCCCTGCTTAGGGAAAGCGTGAACATCCTCAATAGCAACCATTTCTATGGATATATTCTTGTGCTCATTCCATTTCTGAAGAACATCATTCAACCAATATACATCCACACAATCTTTTCTTCCGCCCAACGTAGGAACAAGGTGAAAATCCAAAGACTTAACAAAACTTACCTTTTCCTTTTCTCTCCTTGGGGAAACCAACAACGCAATAGCGCCCCCTTTTGTCCCTGGATCAAACCCAACAAATCCTAGATACTTCTTCATTTTTACAGCCTCCCAGTACATCTAATAAGGTGAAGCGGAGTAATTTCATTCATATCTAATTCATTGAAAATTTCTCCAAGAGCTTTAACAGAGGGTTTTTTTAGCCTAAAATTACAGCCTATTAATTTTTCACTTTTACGTAAAACATCCCCCTTCATCTCTTTTAATGCCCTACTTGTAATAAATAATTCATAATTCTTCATTACCGCATCAAAAATCTTTAACACATTCTCAGAATGCCCTGTCCTAAAACAGGCCCTGTCTAAAACACTTAAAGAATTATACCTAAGAATATCCTCATAAGCAACATGCTCCATGAGCACTTTAGCCTTAGCAGGACCTATACCAGGGACACCAGGGATATCATCTGACGCATCCCCCATTAAGCTACCATAATAAACCCAATCTTCAGGTTTGACCCCATCAATAATATCCCCACTTTCATAAACTACCCATTCTTTTTTAGAAACATCATAAAAACACAGCCTAACATTTGGGAATGACAGTAATTGAACGTAATCTTTATCTCCTGTTAAAATAATAATCTCATGTGCCTTTAATTTTGTAAGACTAACGGCACTCACAGCCCCAGCGATTATATCATCTGCCTCAAAATGATTTATCATAAGCTGGCTAACACCAAGCAAACCTAATATCTTCTTCGTGTAATCAAACTGAGTATATAAGTCATCTCCTTTATTCGCCTTACCACGAGAAGACTTATAAGACTTCTTTATCTTCCCCTCCTTAAGCAATTTCTTGGTCCACATTACTCTTGCATTTTCCTCTCTCATGCAATCCCATGCAACAAGAATACGCCCAGGAGAAAACCTCCTTAAAACCATCATAAATGTCTTCAAAAACCCATATATTGCATTGGTGGCAATCCCATCTGACGACTCAAGGCCACTGATGGAATGAAAAGACCTGTGCATCAGGTAGTTGCCATCAACAAATAGATATCTATTATTCTTTTTCATTATTATTTTTTCTAACAACCAAAGCTATTACAGCAAGAACAATAAGCCCCACAAGAGCTACACCGCAAACAAAAATACTCCCCTCCAAATCAACATTTCTTTTATACCTCTCTTCAATGTCATATTCCCCACATACCAGTTCTTCATCCTCATCCAACAATTCACCAAAAGATAGTTCGTCATCTTCATCTACGTGCCTCCTCACATTCCTCTCCCTTATTAATTATTTACAGGGACCCTATTTAAATAACTAACATCAGATATGCCGTTGTTATTGTCCACAAAAACACAAGGAGAATTTTTATGTATACTAATGATGTCAAATCTATTAGAAATGATAAATACGAGTATCCCCCACTCTCTAGCTATTCCCTTGAACAAATCCATTATCTTTTCACTATTTTTAATGTCTACGCATATAAACGGCTCATCATAAACAATAAAATTCACTGGCCTACTATAGGTAATAAAAATATCACCAAGGGCCAGGGAAATTGCTATCGACAAGATTACTTTCTCGCTCGTCGATAGACTCCTTATGTCAGCCTCTTCCTTCCCTCGGACAACAAATATGTGAAGTTTATTATCTAGCACAAACTTTACACGGAAAGGACAATCAATCTGGGCAAGGTATTCATTGGGACGGGTATTGAGAATACTACCACAGATCGCCTCTAAGGCCACATTGACAGCCCCATCCACTCCAAGCACCCGCACAGACGGACGAAGCACCTCATCGCAGAGTATGGCTTGTTTTCGATAACCTATAGAAAGGCTCCTCAAGTTTTTCTTGTAGTCATCCTTCGCCTTAATTAGAGATAACAGTTTATCAAAATCTTTTAAGCGTTCATGTAGGGAATAAATCTTATCAGTAAAAGCTCTTTCATTCTCTTCTAATTTTGTAAAAACACGCTCAACAGCCTCCTGCTTCTTATTTAAAATCTCAATTTTACCAACATCGCTAGGACCAAAGCATAAAGCGCAAAGTCTATCCATAAAAGACAATATCATATCAGGAAGTTTTCTTCCGGCATCATGCCCACAAATAGGACACATGGCTGGATTTTTAGACACAAGACTTGCAAAACCCTCTTTCACTTTCTTCTCAGCATACCCCCCTTTTCTATGTGCCCCCAACAAAGCCTTTTCATTGTCAAGGGAGTATAGTTTCTTCTCGACCCTCCTGTATTCCTTCTTATTCTTCCTACTGTCGCACTCTAATTTAGCAATTTCATTAATTATACGTTCTCTTTCTCCTTGAAAATCCTTTACACCATATTCACCAATAAGCTTTTTATAGGTTGTTATTCTCCCGCTTATATTTTGCTTTCGTTTGTCAATATCATCTAATTTAATAGCCTCTGACTTCAATTTCTTCCCGACAATATCTCCCGCCTTCCTTAGTATTTCAACACGGATTGCCTCCTCCAATACCTGTTTCCTCTGAGATGAACTAAGGG